CTTGATGAACTCTACAAAGAGACGTCAATGACCTTAGCTAGACTTGTTTCTCAAGGTCTGAAGAATGAAGAGAACGCAAGCGAGGAACTAGATGATTATATCAACCTTTTGTCGATGGCCTTACCTACTGAATTTTTCACGCACGACGAAGAACTGTTTTTTCTCAAGGCAACATCTGAAGAAATCGCTATCCACATGACGCGAAAGATTGTAATGAATCAATTCACCAAATAAAGAACCACAGCCCGCGCGCAGTCAGCGCGGGCACAATACCCACAAAAAAATGAAAACGACGACAGAACACACCGCCCGTTGGCAAGAAATCAAGTACAACGCTAAAGGTGAACCGTTTGTGACCTTTCGCAAGGTCAGGTATTATCTTGACCAATTTATGAGACTCCCAGACGGACGCGGATACATTTGCACCTCGAATTTTGGAGGTATTGTACTAGAATTTTCTGAAGATGGAGAAGAAGCGAAAGTGTACGAAGAAAGCTAGAGAATCATTAAAGTATTTTTGTATCTTTGAATCATTCACAGCGGAAACGCGCACAGCACCGCACAAATAGAAAACCTATGGATTTGTTCAGTAATCTTAACCCCGACGCGGAAGTATTGCACACCAATAAGTTGTGTGAATTGCAAGTGAAGTATACACGCAACCGCGACGCAGAACCAAAGCAAGCAATTCGCGGAAGTAGTGACTGTTTCCGTTACTTTCACCAATTGTTCAGTGAGGAATTAGGAATCATTGACCACCGCGAAGCATTTGCAATTCTTTTACTTGACCGCGCAAACAATATAATTTGTCACTATGTAGTGAGCATTGGAGGAATAGCGGGAACCGTAGCAGACCCCAAAATCATTTTCCAGGCGGCACTATTAGCGAACGCGTCAGCAATGATTCTATGCCACAACCACCCAAGCGGAAATAAAACACCAAGCCAAGCCGACCGCACAATTACGGCAAAGCTTGTCAATGCGGGGCGAGCCCTAGACTTGCCCGTACTGGACCACATCATTTTAGTTGAGCACGGTTACTACTCATTCTCTGATGAAGGTGATTTACACTAAAGAAAAACCAACCACAGCCCGCGCCACCGCGCGCGGGCATATTCACCAATCAGCGGGAACCGCGCACAGCACCCGCGCAACACACAATACAATGGAAAGAACTTGTGATATTACCGGAGAAAAAATGTACGAAGGTTTCTACTTTGAAACCCTAGCAATGCACGTGAAGTACCAAGTTGATGCACTCAAAATTGCCCAAGACGCGGGTTACAAAACTCTTGAGGAAAGCTATGACGACGACTTTCATTACTATACTGATTGGTACGACGAAGAGCCAAACGAACCCGAACCCAAATTCGATGACTTTGTAACGTTCAAAGGGAAGAAGTACCCTATTAAATCAATCAATATACGTTTCATTGAAAGCGGGAAAATTCAAGCCGTCAACGTATCAACCGAAGAACTTGAGGATGCACTAGATGACAGCGTAGAAGCGCAAAGGATAGACGAAACAATCTACTTCTATTGCTACACTTTGAATTTCAAAGCTGGTGAAACTGTCCAGCTAGACCAACCGGTGAAAATCTTGTCAGTAAACGAATAAGAACAACGCCCGCGCCACCGCGCGCGGGCACAATACCCTAGAATATGAATTTCAAAGACCTTAGAGGATACAGCGCACCAAGTTACGGACGCTACACAATTGAAGGAACCGCAGACGACGACCAACAGACAGTTGTGACCTTTGAAACCAACAGCGAACAACTGAAAGAGACAGCTAACTATTCAAGAGAGTACGACGCTGAAGAGCCCGAAAACTACGCTGAAAATCTTGAGTACATTAAAATGAAGTTGAACGAAAAATATCTAAAGAAATGAAATCGACGACCACAGACCAACGCAGCTGGAACCGCACCCACTTTGAAGTTTCGCGGGCATTATTTGACGAAGTGAACAAAGAAGATGAACTAGAAATTGCAGACGCGACGCGTTTAGTCTGCATGATGGAGGGAATAGAAGGTATCTACGATACCGCTGAAGACCTCACAGAGAAGTTTGAGCAAGAACACCGATCGGAACCCTACGACCGGGAAATCTATGACCAGGTGAACGCGTTTCTGAAGGAACGCGGATACATTCAATAAGACAACAAGCCCGCGCCACCGCGCGCGGGCATATTTATCAACCTAGCGGGAAACGCGCACCGCGCCCGCACAACACACAAGACAATGCTAGTAATTAAAGGAGTATTCTACTACGACACCAAAGGAAACGAGGTGTTGGTACCACACATGACCGGAGACTTTCAGATAGTCGATTGTGACGTCTACAAGAAAATGGAAAACATCGACACAGACAACTATCCAGCAGGACACTTTGACGACGTCGAAACCGTCACAGTTGACGGAGAAACGTACTACCAATGCGACTACGAAGTGACAGACGTTGACGATTGGGTAGTTCTTAGCGACGTCGGAAACCTTCAGCACTTTGAAGAAAGCCGAGAATTTACCAAGTAACCAACCAGCGGGAAACGCGCACCGCGCCCGCACAACACATACCACTATGAAGACGCAAAAAGATGTTGAGCGAATTATTCATAGCGCAAAGCAGAATCTAGGCATTGATTTGTCACTTATTGAAGCTAAAAAGCTACGTATTGCACAAATGGCTATCAACCGGTTTGACACAGATTTGTGCAATGGAGACATTCAAATCGACGAAGAAGATGGCACCGCATACCGCGTTGAACGCTACTACGATAGCACCGGTAAAATGAAGTACCGGAAAATGAAGACGTGGAACCGCACAGAATTAGAGCTCAAGAAAGCCCAAAAAATTGCAGACCGACACGGAGTACAAGTGTACCACCAAGCAGATCCGCGAGGATGTAGCTTGTATCTAGTCCCAAAAGGTCACAACGGAGACAATTACCACCAATACACATACCTATGACACTTGAAATTGCAAGCAAAAAAATCAATATCGACACCGACGCAATCGGTGAAGCAATCTACCAAATGCACGTTGACAACGGTAAAGCTGGAATCGTAGCGTTTGGAATGATCGACGCGCACATCATTGGCGCCTTTGAGAAAGAACTTGATGCACGACTGAAGAAAGAATTTTCTCCGGAAGACCTGGAGCTCTTCAGCGGACGCATTGAAGACTACAAGAACAAGGTGACAAAAGCCGTCACCGTTCAAATCTACGCCACAGCCAAGAGCCGTGGAAAGATGATTGTTTAACACCAAAGCCCGCGCCACCGCGCGCGGGCATATTCATAAACCACCGGGAAACGCGCACCGCGCCCGCACAAATCAAGTAGTATGATACCGACTAAAAAGCAACTTGAGACCCTAAATGAAGCTATCATTGATCATTTCGGGAGCATAGAAGAAGCTAAAGCATTAGCGAATAAGCGTTACAAGATGACCAACGATAGGTTCAAGGTATGGAGCAATCTACCAACGAGACAAAAGCAACGGACAATACCTCCATGCTTTGTAGATACGCTCATTGATTGTGGTGAATTTTCTATCTATTACGCTGAAGGTAAAGGACCGTTGACAGCCCGAAACGGAGCCGGGTACTACATCGCAGTAGATACCGGGATGACCCGTCTTGATTACAAATTTGCATAAACCTTCAACACTATGCGACCAACCCACAGAACATACCGAAACGTAGTCAATGGAAAAGACTACCAGCAGTACATCAACGACACCACCGGATGCACTCTGATGATCGACGAGCAAACCGGTGAACGTGTGACGCGTTTTTTTCTCAATGCAGTAGCTTGCTCACCGGTAACACTCAAGGCCAAAGGAGCACAGCACACAATCAAAGTACCAGGACACCACTTTGTACCACTCGAAACGTCAAAAAGCTACCTTTATATGCGTCAAGACGTAGATAAACGCTTCAGAACATTATAGAATTTCGATACCACACGCTGAAACCCTAGTAAATACGTCAGCAAGTAGTGGAAATCATGTAAAAATTGAGCAAATGAAATACTTTCTCTGTATTGCACTCGGTGGTCAAAAAGCTACCGTCAAGGCAAAAAATAGTAACGACGCGAAAATTATTGCAGAATCTATTTTGTGCAAAAAATCTATTTTCGCCATAGCGTTAAGGTCAACGCTAGACAATAATTTGGTACCGGTAAGGCAGGCATGGCATTTACGACTAGGTAAATCTTTGTGGATCCTACGCGATTTGTCTGAAGACTTTGCCACCGCTACCATTCAATTTGGTGAAGACGGAGAACCGCAACCAACCGAAATGAAATGGAAGACCGGAGCCGTAAACGACCCCGCCACCGGGAGCCGTTTGAACATCATTGAATTTCAATCAATCTTTTAATAACCGGGATACGCGCATAGCACCCATAAAACACTATCCAATGGCAAGACGTCTAACTGAAAAACACCCCCTAACAATGAAATTAAGGGCACTAGAGAAGTATATGGATGAGAACGGCATAGCAATAGACTTTGATGGGTATCATCTAAATGTTATCGACACCGAATCAAACTCTTCTGCAAGGTATGTAGAGTCTGAAACCGGAGAAGACGTTTCTCAATTTCCTTATCTGACTGAAACCAAGTTAACTATTCAACACTAAAGAAAATGCAAAACCACAAAGCAATCGACCAGCAGGTCAAGGCAAGCCCGTACTTCAACGTATGGCAAAATGCAATCTTAAATTGGGAGAAGTACAACCAAGACATTGCAGACGATCATTACCCGCGAACCAACCGTAAAACTACGCGGGCAATCCACATAGAACGTAACGCAAGGTATAAACTGTTCCGCATAGCTGAGAAGTTTGAGCACGGAAGTATCCACTTCAACGGACTCAAGTTTGACGTCAAAATTGCCACACACTTTTGCAACCGTGACGCAATACTCCAATATCGTGCAAGACTTTCAGCAGCGGACGAGCGCACCAGCGAAGTAGTAGAAGCAGTAGAGATAGCGCAGTCAGCACGAGGATATTACAACCAGCAATTCAGTTTCAAACTCAACGCTTCTGATGATTTGCTCAAGAAAGCAAAAAAAGTTGTGAGCAAAGTATTAATGCCTGAAGGAGCATACCGTGACTACCAAATCATCAACAAGCTATCTTACGACACAGTAAAGACTCACATTCGTTTGATCTTTGCCACAACCGGACAGCGCATTAAAGACTCACTAGGTTATGACCACTTTCAAACCGTCAAAGCTATCCAGCGCAGATACAACTTGAAACCTGGTCGTATTACCCCCGAACAGTTTTTTGATGCAGTCAACCGTCACGGCAAGCAAAAACGCCTCACAGAAGTACACAAGACGTATATTCCTACATGGGATGATCTTGACTGTGACGGAGACGTAGATGAACTATGCGACGCCTTTAATAAACGGTACGCTGAAGAAAACCAAAGTATCAACCACTCAATCTTTGTGTAATGCACCCAATCATTAAACCCCGACGCGGATACAGCGTCACCGCAACAATGCGTTGGCCTCAAGGCCACACGCTGATCATCGTAGCCCAGCGAGTAAACCACAAGTACCTTGCAAAGGTACAGTTCATTGAGCGTGACTGTGACCCGGTAAACCTCGGTGAGCACACCAACGTATGGCCGGCAATTACCGGTTGGTTTGCTCCATTGGTGCACCACTACGAGCAAGAAATCGGTGAGTACGCAGTACAGAGTATTGAGTACCGCAGACTAGGAACCAAAAAACTCCGGACCAATGAATGATACGATACTCAAGATGAGCAAGGCAAAGGAATTTTGCCTTAGCTTTCTGTCAGAATTTCAACCACCGGAAGTTGCATTGAAAGTGATGATAGAGATGAGCGAGAAGGAAGCAGCTATGTACGGCAAGCAATTTCATCAACAGCTTATCTTTGTACGCCGGTGCCACCGGCAAATAATACGAGAACTCTATGCGAACTGTGAGAATCATTGACGGGTACGTCCAGCTTGATAACTGGCTGAAGGTAACGGGTGTTAAAAATGAGAAGGTAGTAAAGGCCTACCTTCTTATTTCAAACCCAGAAGCAGACTACAAAGTAGTTGATCGCAAGACTTGGGTATCTATCCGGACCCTTATTCAGCACAACGATATACTTGGCCGTGACTACTTGGCGCCAAAGGCAATGATTGAAATACTCAAGACTTTCCTATACTTTGGTCCGAGATCCAACTTCAACGCGCAAAACAAGTACATCCAAACGACTTACAATGCCCGATTCACACACGGAACCAAAAGGAGAACTTCAACTGTTCTATCAAATTTGGTTTGAGAATTACCCCCAGCGATGCGCGATAACCGGCCGTCAGCTATTCCAAATGGACGTTCGGTGCTTTGCCCATGTACTACCTAAAGGTGCATATCCGGAGTACCGGCTACTCAAGAAAAACATTTGGTTGATGCACCCGGATATACACCACCTTCAGCACTCACTTGGAAAAAGTGAACTAATCAAGATGTACCCTAAGTTTCAAGAATTTTTCGATCTACAAGATGAGCTTCGACAAACATACCCCTCGCTTTGTAGCGTTTCCGGACAGTAACTTGGTTCTTTGCTACAACGCGACACAGCGTGATCGTGACAGAGTGCGAAGAGACACGAAGTTGAATTGCGTTGACCCTACCACTGAAGTCCTGCAGTATTACCCGTCTCAAGATCGTATGACCAATATGGTCAACGCAGCATACCTACACACCGGGATCATCTTAAAGCAGGACGTAACTCACTTCAGCGTCACCCCTTGCAATTAAAAGATGCTAAAGGTCAACCAATGGCACAGCGTAGTGATAGCTTCAGCAATGAAAGATTGGTTGTCAATCATCAACCTACACGTCGGACCAAAAGTGATTTGGAGCATTGGTGTAGCTAAAGAAAACTGCAAAGCCCCGAAGAATATCCAGCTACCTATTGAACTATTGCCGATCATTCTGTGACCGGAAGTACCCGACCAAAAAAGGGGAGCCATTACGGTTCCCCTTTTCTGTATTAACCCTTAACCTGGTTGACTACTTACTGAAACTGACGTCAACCAACTCTGATGAAGATACGATTTCTCTAGTATCTTTCCTCCGAACGTGAGCCCGAATTTTGAACGTCTTGTAGAACGACGGAAGGTGACGTGTGGCCGGCTTATCGTATGCCTTGCTCAACGTAACCGGTTCCTGGTACAATTCCTCGCTGATTGGATCCATCCGGATATCAATTTCATTCATCTTACCGGTAGACTCAACCATAAGTTGAGCATAGAACTTGCTGTCTGTGCTAGTCAACGGTTCACCATTGACCGTGCACAAGCTTTCCACCACAACTGATTCACCAAGATTGTTGATGTCGATGCCAGCTTCAACCACCGGTTCCGGTTCCGTGTCCGGTTCAATGTAGATGTAGTACGATTCCGCACTACTCAAGAAACGGGCAAGCTTTGGATCCATACCTTGATCTATTCTACGCTCCATCGTCACCAACGATGCGTAGTTGACCACCAGGTACTTATCTTCTCCAATCTGTACCGTTCTGAAGATGTACTCAAATGTGTACTTCTTTGCTCCGGCAAACCCACGACAAACAATTCCTTCCTCGTTGATCTCAATGAAGTCAACGCGTGAAAGTACACGCTCAATCGTGTGATTCCGTTTGCCAGGACGTACATACACTTGGTCCGGGTTGTACTGCACCTCACCGTCAACAATTTCAGCACCAATTGCTGTGGCCAACTGATAAGTCTTGTCGATGAAGAAATTGCGCACGTCGAACGGACCACCATAATTCTGTGTGATCAGTTCATTCAATTGCTCTACTGTCATAAGTTCACGATTTTGTGGAAGGCTGTTCTCGACGCGTAGCTTCCGGTTTTCTGAATGAAGTTGATGCGTAGCTGGTTGTAAGGCATTTCCGGGTTGTAGCTACCAACAATTTCTCCGGTTCCTACAGATAGGTTCGGCAGGGTGTTCGGATCCGCGTTCAAGTTGATGAAACGACCGTTGGCCAAGTCAATCAAGCTTGAACCGTCAAGCGTCACCTTCTCTGATTTACGGTAGTCGAGTCTTGTGGCCGATACCAATTCGATATCCAGGTCATACCCTTCAACACCAATCTCATCAAACGGTTCTCCGCCAATGATCGAGACGTTTTCGTAGAGTCCTTCCCCTAGTTTACGAAGCCCGGCAAACACCGGATAGAAGTAACCGTCAATGATCGACTGAAATTGATAGCGTACTTCGAGCTCATCCACTTTATCGCCCCAACGACTCAAGATTGGAAGAGGCCAAATGTCCGCTACCTTTTGGATGATTTCATAGCCACCACCAAGGTCAACCAGCTTCACCGGTTTGTCACCTACAATCAGTTCCCATTCGGTATCCGATACCTTTGTGATCTTCTTGACCTTGTTCAGAAGTGCAAACTGAATTGCATAGGTGTTTGATTTCTGTGTCCGAAGCAAAGGGCGTCGGCCACCTTGAGGTTGTGTACGGAAGATGCAAACTGTGTCATACAGTTCTGGCAACACGTCGTAGACAACCGGGTTGATGCCGTAGTCGGCAAGGTTTTCTATTTCCATTTCTGCATTTATAAGGATGAATTATTACTTACTGCTTTCCTCTGTAGGAGAAATTTGCTTTGCCGAAGGGTAAAGCGTCGTTATGTACTGACGTATTGTTTCAGCCCCTATGTTCTCGTCTCTACCCTCTTCTAACTGAAGATCAAATCGTCTTGTAGTCCAATGGATGCCCTCGCTAAAGGATATGTCAATCATTGCAAGCATTCGACCGACAATGTAATTGACTCTTGTAACCTTGATGTAAGGGTTTTTCATTTCTAGTTCTTCTGTCAACAATACCTTGTCACCGGTAATCTGCCAAACATATTCTTTTAATGGTGTCATATCAAAAATGATTTCGTAGTACAATAGTGGCCTGCAATGTATCGTATGTTTTCGCTACCCTGCTAAAATCTCGGCTGTTTCGTAGCTGATAAGCATTGTCCGTATTTACCAATTCATCTGTGTCTGAACACCAAATATTTGCTACCGTTCCTACATGACCGGTGATTTGGTTTCCTCGTTGCAATATGCTTCCGTTGCCATACCATGCTTCTTTTGGATTTAATACCGTTGATAGTTCTTGGATCGTTGGTATCCGATAGTCACTAAAACCACCGTATGAAAAACCGTGAGCATTGTCCATTGCGTCTTCCCAATTTTCAAATGCCCCTATAGGTACAATAACCCACCCGTATCCGGTATAGTGGTCAACCACGTAATACGCTAATGCAGTCGGATGATTTGTCGCCCAATCTGATGACCATTGATAAAGCCCTGTATCCGCTATACCGCCGACATTCGTGGTGTATCTGTTCTTGTTTCCATATACGTTGTTGTCAAGTAAAATGCCTCTTGGGTCCGGATCACTAAAGTCAAGACGTACAATACTGTCACCCGTTTGGTTGTCATCATACAGCCCTGCTTGAGCGTGAAATCCTACGTCACCATCCCTATAGGTGTCTATCTGACCATCCCATACCGCACGACGATAAATACGTCCGGTTGCGCCTCCTGCTGGTACCTCAATCTCAAGATCATTTGCTGTCTCTGTGAGAGTAATAGACGGTGTGTTACCGTCGGTATCAACTACTGTGATTGTGCTTGCCGGACGATGGGCCGGTGTGCCGTTCACTGATACCTTATCAATCTCAAAGTCTCCGCCAGGGTTCGCGGAAATAGTATCAAGTATGCCCCCTAAACCATTCACGATGTCAAATGCTGACCACCCAGCATTGATAAGGATTGTCAATACGTTGTTGACGTCGCTGTAACTCAGTATTTGAGCGTTGTCAATGATGATTTGAGAAGGGGCATCAACTTGATCGACTATTCCGTCTTGATCTTCAAGTGTAGTCGCTACCGGATCCACGACTTCCGGTGGAGGGCAGCACCCGGCAAACACGGAGCCATACAGAACCGTGACGACGTTGTTGAACTTTGTAGTGAACGTGCTCTTCTCTGTCCGGACCTTCTTTGAACTCAAGGCCGTGTAAGTGTTGACTATGCCTTTAGCGTCAATCTCTGTCAACTCATCTACGCCAAACTCAAGGTTTTTTGATGTGTCGCTCTTGTCTTCAATGCGAAGAGTCCGGTTCTGCAGCTTGGTAATGGATAGCTTGTCTGTTGATCGGAAAGCAACTCTCTCACCGCTGTCTGCAATTGTGAATATCACCAACTCTCTTTGAGTCAACTCTATCTTGCTGACTTGCTTAATGTTGTTTCCCGATGCCATAGTGTAAAAATAAGAAAGCCCCTGCTATAAGCAAGGGCTCTCTTTTGAAGTGGTCTCTGTTAATCAACAACGTGAGGTGTGATGTCGAAGTCTTTAGGCAAGTAGTACATTGCCTCTTTGAACGTGCTAAAGACAGCACGGAACTCTTCAGTCATCTTCTGATCGTAGTTGTCTTCATCAACATCCACAGCTTCAAACTTCTCGTAGATGTCAACGGCTTCCATGTCGTCGTACTCGTGCTCATTTCGAGGAATTGCCACTGCCTCTTCTTTCGGTGCGTCTGCTTCCGGATCTGGTGCACTCGACTCTTCTTTCGGTGCGTCTGCTTCCGGATCTGGTGCACTCGACTCTTCTTTCGGTGCGTCTGCTTCCGGCTGCTTCGGTGCGCTTGCATCGCCCTCTTCGATTCTTGAGTCGTATTCAGCAACCTTCATTTCAGCGTCACGCTCATTCTCTCCGCAATGTTCACAGTACATCTTGAAAGCAAACTGAAGAGTAAATCGGCCGGTGCGCTTGTTCCATTCTTCTGCCGGGAACCCAGCCCCCTTCATAATAGAACGGATGTCACCGCCCTTGAACTTCTTACTCAAGATCAAGCTTGCAAACTTGAGGTTGAATTTCTCAAAGGCATCTTTAGCCAAGTCTCCGTACTCGTCCTGGAACTCCTTGTACGTTTGTTTCTCGGTGTCACTCATATCTGATTGAACCGGCTCAAAAACCTTTGCCGTTTCTTCAGCGGACTTTTGTTCCACCTTCTCTTCAGCTTTCTCTTCCGGTTGGTCTTGAGTGTCTTTTTCGTGCATTGACAGCTTGTCCGGATTCAGCTTTCGCAAGTGCTCACGAGCTTCCGCTACGGCATCACCACCGGATACAACTTTGCTTCCATTGCTTTTGCCTAACAGCAATTTCTTAATGCTCTCCTTTTGTTCCATTGATGCGTCCATGCCAATCGACGCACAGCAACGCACAAAAGAATTGGTCTGTGCTGCTTTAATGGCCATTTCCGGATGTGCTGGGTCAACTACCGCGCTTCCGTAAATCATGCCCGTCTCATGGTTGTTGACTCCGGTACTCAAGATCAACGAGCAACCAATGGTCACTACCGTATCAAGCTTTCGAAGTTCAGAGTATTCAGTTGTCCAACCGCCTACGCCAAAAACGCTGTTGAGTCGATTGCGCAGTGCTTGTGCTTCAACTCCAACCCAAACCTCTTTGCCTTCCTTGAACACGTTAAGTTCCTCTTGAGGAAATGCCTCAATGAGTTTTGATAAATCGTTCATACTTCAATGATTAAAATGGGAGATCGTCGTCTTCTTCGTCTCCACCGTTCGTAAATGATGTTGCTTGATTAGCGTCAATCTTCTTGCCGTCTTCTGTACGTGGCAATTGATCGACTGTTTGTGCTTGCTGTTGTGGTGCTTCGCGCTTGTCCTTGAATTGCTCCTTGATTTCGCGCTCATCTGAAGATGCAGCTTTGACCTCTACACCATTCATGCTGTAGTCGGCCGGTAAGGAAATCATCGAGAACTCCTGGAATTTCTCTTGAAGCTTGTGGATGAAAAACTTCACCTGGGGAGATTTATCCCAAAGCACTTTGTTTCCAATTTCGTGACGCTCCCAACTTGGCGCTTCATCTTTGCCAAACTGACGATCAATCTTTTCACCACCTTGCTTCAAAGCAATGCCATAGTATTTCTTGTCATTGTCTGCTTCAAGAGCCCAGGCACGAAGTTCTGTAGGTAGATTAGGATTAAGACCATACAGACGGTTCATTACGTCAAGGCCATATCCACCCTCAGCTACTGTCTGAATGTTGAACTTGTCTTCGCCATCATCAACAATGATGTAAAAGGAGTCAGAATACTTTGAGTCATCTGCTTTCCGGATCCCGATTTCAATAACCTTTCCCACAATAGCATCGAAAAACTCTTCGTGTATTACTTTCCCGCTGTCCAATGTGCGTGACGTGGTGACGTCTTGGATAGGTTCTCGGTGGCGACGAGCAAATTGCCCGTTAAGAGTCTTGAGATAGATCATCCCCGACCCCGTGTTTTTAATTGCTGGCATAGTTGAATTTATTATGATTTTGCATTAATGCGTAGTGACTAAGTAGAAGAGCGTCAAATTGATTCGCGTTACTGATTTTGATTTGCGGATACAAACTTTCGGCTCTGTGTCTGCGTCTATTCTTGTGTTGCTTCTTGTCTTCGTTTGACAGCTTCTGAAGATGGGCTATCTTCATCCATTGCGACGGTGTTTTCTCTTCAAAAGGAAGTCCGGCACAAAGGAGCATCGAAATTATATTTCCATAGTTCATCCCGAATTTGAATGTGCTTGATATGCCTTGACCCGGCATAGCACTCACTTTTTCGACTTGAGCAAAAATAGGAAATTTCATGTTGCGTGAAAGCTTACCGGTGCTCATTACACGGTCAATGATTTGCTTCAGCGTAAGTTTCTTGAACTCAAGAAATTCGTGTTTCTTGTAGAGGCCTTCGTCATCGACGTACAGTATGCAAACGCATCCCGAACTGCCTCCGGGATCAATCCCTATAGCTATCTTCATCAATCTTCAGATTTGTGGGTTCAACTTGTATGATTCTATTGTCTTGAGTGAGCACCAAAGCTACTGTGTAATTGGCGTGTACCGGATAATCTACTCCATTCACTTCTTGAACGGTAAAGCTAAAGGCCGTCGCCCAGCATTGAAAATACCCCTTCAATTCCACAACATCCATCAACGTCTCAATTTCATTCTCCTTTTCTTCGTCCAAAAAAATATCGAAGTCGATGTTCACCACCTTGTCTTCAAGGTAGAGCACCGGTTGTCCTGCTTCAATCTTCATCTTTCAAAGGTCTGATTTTTTCTACCATTCGTTTGATTTTCGACTTTGGTGGAACCGGGAAGCCCGCAAACGACAATCGACGACTCGATGTGTTGTAGCTGATCTTCTTGTCTTTTCCTAGACGGATAACGCTCAATCCCTTGACCCGCATTTCATCCAAAATCAAGTTCTTGAAATAGCTTTTCTCTTCGTCAAGAACCTTCATCATTTCGTGAGCGTACTGATAGCTTTTGGCCATCTTGTAGTGCTTCATGTTTCCGGAGACTTGCACACCGTTCTCTTGAATTGACTTCTTGATGTAGTCCTCGTATGCTTGTCCAGCTTGCACCGGTGGCTCAAGATTCACAATTGCTCCGTAGCACTCTTCAGCTTGCTTCCGGTTCCCGGCTATAAGCAACTGCTTGTACTCTTCAAAAAGCTTCCGCCCAGGTAGCACTTGATTGTACCATACTTGTTTCGTCGTCTCAAGAAGAGTCTCCGCAAGTTCTGCGTCCAAAAGAATAGGGTGTATGCGTAGGTCACGGCCATCCTGCAGCACTACGATCTCGCTGTAGTAGCTTTCCGTGACAATCATTTGGCTGTGCACTTGAGCAATGTAGGACGGATCCATACCCGACTCCCATTGCTTGATTGAGTAATACCGCATTGCCTTACACTCAAGAGGGGCCGGTCCTTGAGTCTTGATGATTTCACCGTCTTCTGTGTGCATCCAATACCCACTTCTTGGATCAATCATATTCTGCCCCGGCTCAATGTAGCTGTCCAAACTACAGAACAACCATGGGTACTTCTTATTCACCAAATAGTATTTGGCTTCACCTCGCTTCCGGATACGATACTGCTCGTCACCCGTCTTGTCAAACTTGCTTTTGTTCAACGCGTATCCGCCTCTTTCCTCAAGGTCTTCAAACTCCCAGCAATTCAAAATGATTAGCTCCAAAGTGTGGCCCCAAAAGATTGCGTCATTCATAAATTCGCGGGGCTGTGTAATGCCAATCTTGTGATAGAACACCTCCGGAGCAACCGGTTCGTATTTATCACGGCCGATAAACTTGCCGACCTCGCTGGCGCCAAAGCCACCTGCGTAACCTTGAGTACCCACGGTTCTGAATTTGAACCACTCTGGGCTATGCGTTTCAATGTGGTACTTCTCCCACTTTGACTTGTCATCAAACATTCAATACAGATTTTATGTGTGATACTGCTTTCTTCATTCTTTTGGCGCTGTCAAAATCTTTTGCTTGAACCATCTTCTTGTCTGTGACGTCGATGATATCCTCTAATGCGCTCTCGATTGCACTCAAGGTGGAGTAACTGCGCTCCGCAATAGCGTACAGTTCGTTCAATGCTGCTTGAGTCTCTGACTCTTCCTTGGTCAGCTTCCGGTTCTTTGCAGTCATTTCCAATACCTTGTTCATTGGTTGGATCTTCTGCTTCCGGATACGCTCAAGGGCTTGGTAATCTTTAGAACGGCTCATTTTTCTCTATTGCTTCTTGGATTGACATTATCTGACCTTTGTACCACCCTACGTTGATGTCTGTAGTTTTACCACCGCGAAACTTTGGATTGAGAAGCTTCATTTGATTTCGCACATCAACCTTGTCTTTCCCTACTTCTATCTCATCATAACCATCCATTTCCGGTCTCCATAAAAGGTAGATCATATCGGCATCCGCTTCTATTGCTCCGGATCCCTTGAGGTCTCCAATCTCTGGTCTGTTGTACTTCCTTGTGTTGGTGCTTCTGCTTAACTGTGCAAGGAGAAGAACCGGAATACCATTGTCTTTGGCCATCACTTTCATTGCCCGGCTTTTTAATGCCATTGCCTCTTCACCGGATTTGAACTTTGGGTCCTTGATCAAGTGAAGGTGGTCAACGACTACCAATTTCACACCGTACTTCAGAACGTATTTACGGACCAATGTTCTCAAGTCTTCTGGATCCGGATTCGACAATGATACGACGTACAATGGCCAACGCTCAATCTCGGTGTCTTTCTCAAGACTTTCTTTTGCTGATATCGTCAGCTTCCCTTTACGCATATCACTCTTGCCGAGCTCGTGCTTGTACTTGATCAATCGACCAAGGATAGCTGTGTCATCTACCTCTAACGTAATAAATAGAACCGGTACGTTGTTGGTTAAGTTCTCGTATGTGGATTTTGTTGCCAACTCCGTCTTACCTACTCCTGGGCGCGCACCTACAACAACCAATTCGTTTGGCATCATGCCTCCGGTGACATCATCAAGTTCCGGCACCCCAAACTTTACCGCGCTGCCATCAATCTGTTGCTCGACCATGTTGTTCCTCTCCAATATCATCTGAAGAAGTTGCTTTGGTGATTTGTGAATACTGCTGTTGGTGTCTTCGCGCTCTACAGTCATCAACAACTCTCTCAAGATGTTCTCCATGTCGTCACCGCTAATCGTGAAGTTGTCAGCTTGTATGGCTAACTCACCCTTCTGCTTGAACAGTAGCAAAGTCCGTAGCTTCCAGAAGTCTTTGATTTGCTTGCAGTAGGTTTCAATCAATCTTTCCTCGACCCGGCTCCCGATTGATAAGTAGTGCTTCATTTCTGAAGAATTGATTGTGACGCCATTAAGCTTCATTCGTCTCTTGGCCACAATAAAATCTACCCGGTTTCCTTTGTCGTGCTCATCAATCACAGCTTGATACAACGCTTTGCTGATGTCGCTAAAAAAATGATCTACCTTTAGTTGTGACTGCACCAACGGTATCACGCTATTATCATTGATGCAACACCCGATTACATAGCGCTCAAACTCTGCAATCTCCGTAAATGTTTTTCCCTCGATGCTCACCACGTAATGTTTTTCTTCCGGTAACTTTTGCTTGACCACGTTGACATTCTCCTGCCGACGTCAAAATAGTCTTGATCTTGCCAGCGCATACGGCCGGTCTTTGGGCTTGGCTCTGACCAAAACTTGATGAACTCCCTCACCATATCTTCCCCGTACTTCTCTGTGTATTGCTTGCACTCCTTCACAAAAAGCACCCTCTCCATCATCAAGTCTTTTTTCTCTTTTGGTTTTGGTTGCTCCTGCTTCTTCTCTGGTACTACTTCATCTTGCTTGTCAAGGCAAATACTCAAGAAGTTCCGGCCTCGATCAAATGTGAATCCCGTGGTGGTTTTTTCAATCTTGATGAATCCGATTGACTCCAAAGCTTTCATCTTGCTCGTGATCTTCTGTGGTGTCACAGAGAACAATGTGCTCATCCGTTTGGTGTCAATCGTGTTTTGACCTTTAGCAAGCTTGTGATAGATGATGTCTGCAAGAAGAAGTGTTACGCCACTAATTTCGGGCCTGGCGCGCTGTACCCCGTAGATGTGTTTCATAGATCCATTTGCTTTTTGATGAACCGAAATAATTTCTCGTTGACCTTCACACCTTCGATGCCCGTATTTTCAATCGGGTTCCCTTGCTCGTCAAAAAGTCTCCACATCTTAATGCTGTCAAGCACCGGCTTCTTCACAAGTTCCCCTGCGTAGTATTCCGCTGTACAGAGGTTTCTAATCTTTTGTGGTGACAAGTCAAGTATCGTTGATAAAGATTCAACCGGTACGCAATTTAGCAAGAAGAAGTGATTGAGCAAAAGGTCTTCTGCAAGACCTCGTTCTTTGGCTAAATACCTCGCAATCGTCACTCGATCTTTTGTTGGCTTGATGCTTTTCACAGCGACGTACTGACTAGCTTGAGCAATGTCGGTCTTCTTTCGCTCTGTGATTTTCATTGGCCGGTACTTCGCTCCGTCCTTAAACTTCTTGTCCGGCTTCCTATCACCTTCCTTTACTTGCTTGCCAATGATTTTCCGTACACTATCCCATTCGTCGCTCATAACGTATTCTGTATTCCTAAAAACAAAAGCAACAACCCTAGACCTCTCCAAGCCCAATTCTCAAGCCGAGATACCTTGAGCTCCTGCTGGGTGTCATCTTGTAGTTGATCTAGCAAGTCATATTCCACGCTTAACACTTGGAACTCTTGAGTGCACGTCGTCACCGCTGAAGATAAGCTGTCACTCACTTCTTTCTCTTTCCGGTACAGATACTTGTACGCCTCCTTAAATTCTTGATTGATGATTTTGTCTTTGCGCAGACTGTCGGCACGATCAATCAACCGTGTTGCCAATTCGGTTCCGAACTTGAGATCGAAATACCTCGTAGTATCCACTATCACGACTGTCGTACCGTCGTTTAGCTTCAGTAAAACGGGCAATGATGCTGTCCGTAGAGTATCTATCCGTAGGGCTGACGGTTGAGACTTGGCTTCTGTGAACAAAGTCAATAGAAGGGCGAGTATCAAACTCTGATGCAATATCTTCTTCATTGATCATTATGATTTTTGCCAAGCTATCGTTGGCCGTTTTCAAACTATCTGCATACGCTTTCATCTGAAGAGTCTTCTCCGGCTTTCTGTCGCCATCTGAAGATACGTCCACCCTTTTGCTTCCGATGTAATAGCCCCCGCCAAACGCGACAACCAATAGCACCAAAATCAAACTCAATAAGAGTTTCTGATTTGGATTTTCCATTTCTCTCCGTTTTCAAGCTTTGGTAAAAGGTAGTCATAGATGTCAATCATCGCCTCAACGCTTCTGCCTACACCGTCAACTTCTCCGTTTTTGGTTATGGTGGTTTTACCGGTAAGCAAGCACCCGCTGGTATCATCTTCGTCGTTTCCTGCGTGAAGATAGATGTAGCTAAATCCGGGTACATCCTTGAGCATAATCCAAGCTTTCAGACCTCCCCATCCCTTGACCCATGTTTTCTCTCTCCATCGAGTAATCATTGAACCGGCATTTCTCAAGATAAGATCATAGGTTCCCTCCGGTATCGGAGTGTCGTGCTTGACTTTTGGTCCGGAGCGAGGATTGTCTTCAGCAAAAAAGAAAGGTCCTGGTAGCCCAGGTATCTTGACCCGGCTTATCATCACATCTTCTGTGTGCTTGATACGGTCAACCTCAATGATGTTTTTCGCCAACGGAGTAGGTTCGGGCCCCATATCTTCAGTTGTCTCGGTTGGCGATTCTACTTTTTTTCGCTGTCGATGCTTTCCGGATCAATGCCCGCTTTCTTTGCTTCAATGCCCGCATACATCTTTGATGCTGGACTAAAGATGTCACGAGCAATATCAAGCCCTGCGTTACCGCCAAGAGTCACAGACAACCAACCCAAAAGAGTCCATACAAACTCTGCCGTCTCCCAATTCTCTTCTTTAGTCAACCACTTGATTACACACAGCATCACAGTTCCAATGATGCTCAAAAGGATTGCTGTCAGATACTTTCGTGATCCTTGGTGGAAATCCCAAGTTACGCGGGCAAACCACCCAAAGTCTTTTTTGCTCTTCATAACTACTTATTTGGGCCCTCAAGAAGCTGTACGTCCAAAATCTTCTGAAGGTTTTTGTCTTGTATTTTCTGCATTTCCTTAGGATTCATAAGAAGTTGTATCGCCTCTTGTGGCTCCCTCGGTTGTTTCTGTTTTGGATTGACTCGAAGATAGAAATAAATATCTTTCACCAATTCTTTAGCGCCAGTTTGTAGCTGCTCATTGTACTCCATGAACTGCGCGTCTGTCATTGATTCAATCTTCTCTCCGTACTCGTCATACGTCAACTCAATAAGCTTTCCATATACCATGCGAGAAGCAGTCGTCATCGCTTGTTTTTCTTCCGGCTCAAGATCAACTTTGTCATCCGATATGTCCGGGTTCGTCAATGTAGTGAAGCTAGTCGGTTGTATCTTTGTCGCCATAAGGTTTGGCCGGTTCTGCCACAAATCATAGTACAACTTCCCTTTAGTGTGTTCCGTCCAATAATCGTCCGTAAATAAATTAACCACCGGAAGATTCTTAATGTGATTGCCGTACTCTAAAGGATATCCGGCTTCATCAACCTTGTCAACTGTGTCAAACATCCACCTTGCGGTGTAATAGTTTTCAAGTGGCCTCAAGATGTCACTACTTCCTAAATTCTCATAACGAGCTGTGCCAAAAGCACTCAAGGTGCTCTGCATACCGTCTCGGTAGATGCGAGGCGTGAAAATTGTTGCTGGCTTAACCACAAGTTCTCCTACAATTCTCTCTCCGACTTGACCTTCCGGTGACAACGATAAACGCTTTATGGTTCTCAACGTTTCTGAATAGGTCATTTCACCCATCATCATCAAGAAACTGTCAGCAATTTTATCTACATCACTATCCTCCAAGTCTCTCTTGTCAACACCCATATCATCGGTATAACCGTATGTCAACTCATCCCTCCATTCTCCCATCATGTGAAGTGCCGGGGCAAAGCTCACCAAGTAGTTGAGACGGGTAATGTTTCTCCATTTGCCGTTTATCTTCATTCGTAAAGTCAACGGCTTAATTCCTTCTTCCGCTGAATTTTCGCTTGTGAAGTAACCTCCTAGTTCACCGGTAACGTCAAATATTCTGTCTTCACGTAGTTTGATTTTTCGTCCAAAAAACCTAGGCCCTGGTTTCTTCTTTCCTAGGTAGTCCTGTAACGGTAACAGTTTCTCGTCTTCGTCTTCGTCGTCAAACTCAAAAATTGACATAAATAGACCAAGGGTTATTCCAGTGTAGGCAGCGTTCCAAAATACTCTTCTCCAAAACTCCGGCCATCCATAATTGATGTGTTGCACATCACCATTGACATATACCGCAATTTTACCAACTCTCAAATGGTAGAAACTAGAGGCCAATCCGACAAGCGGAAAAGCACTCATCATTCTACTCGTAGATGCAACCATGATTCGAGGAAGCAACATTATTGTACTCAAGAATAAACGACCAGATACTTGAGCAACAGACTCTCCTTCCCGCGGTACTGTGATACCCTTGATTCCTTTCAATATGTGAGCACCAAGACCTCTGGGGTTGGCCATCAACATCATTTCTTTGATGGTATCAATTCTCACCTTCATTCCAGCTTCTTCTCTTGCTTGCTTGAGCATATCTTGCTTCAAACGAGCACTAAAGTTTACCGGTAGCTTTATACCCAAGTCTGCAAACATATCTTCAGCCGACTCAAGGGCGTCTTCGTATCTCTGCTCAAAGCTTGGATCATTCGTTCGCTGCATTGCTGCAACCACGTCTTTATGTAGAGACGTAAACACTTTTGGGTTCAACCGTTGCATCCAAGTCGTCTTCGATTGACCCGCTTGACTCTCAAATTCATCCAAGTACTCAAGATACTCTGATGCAGTACCGTTCATAAAAACGTCTTGAGCACCAAGAGCGTGAACAATCCGAAGAGGTTGCATCAACACGCTCATAATTCTTGTCATAATTGGTTTGCCCCTCTTGTAACCTTCCAAGATTATTTCGTCAAGCTGACCTTCGGATATCCTTGCTGTTTCGGCCATTACGTAGAAACCGTATTTGGCAACGTCATTCTCATTCGCTTTCAACGCAGCAATTAAACCCTTCCATGAACGCATGAACACTCCAGATTTAAGCATGTGGTCAATTGCTAACATTGGCGCAGCCGGATTCTTAACCATTGCCTTCGTGGTTCTGATCATCATTTCCGGTAGCATTTCAGATATGGCTCCGATAAATGCGTTCCATTGAGTCTTGAAACCACTCAAGATTGACAAGTGCATATAGTCATACACCATCTTCCCCCAAAACGGACGGTAACTCGTCTCTTCACGAAGTATTTTCCGAAGTTCATCGCTTGCTTTCTCCGCTGCAATACGGTTCCCGGCTTCAGACAGTTCGGTGATGACTTGAGCGAAGTGCTCAATCTTCTCAAAGATTTCATCGTTCAACTGCTGGAAGTTGTAGTGCTGTGCAAATGCTGCTTTCAAATCGAAGTCTGAAATCACACCACTCATCAAGTCCTGGATGATGTTCTGCAGTATGAAGTTGAGGTTCTTTGGTGCTTTCTTGTTCGACTTCTCGTACTTGTTCTGAATAGCTTTTGCCAATCGCTCTTTGACGATTTGCTCAATCTGTTCTTCAATCTTCTTCTCAAGACGCTCAAGAAGATCCAAGTCCGTGATTCCGGTTTGGTCTGCAATGCGTTCGCTCAATTTCTTCTTCTCACCGCGGGCATTTCCTTTGAGGTGGTCTTCAATGATTTTCTTGACGTCAACCTCATTCTTCTTGATGTAGAACTTGCTTGCGCGCTTGATGTCTTTGTCAATCTCTGGAACAATGTTGGTCAATAGTTCCTCAAGTTCCAATCGCATCTGCATCTGCTGATCGGGAGTAGCGTTTTTGTACGCATCACTTTTCTTGAGCTCCGCCATGGCAGCATCAAGTGCCTTGAGTGTGTTCCGGCTCTTGGCCATTTCCTTTGCAAAGGCCATGAGTGAGTCTGCCATGACGTCACCTGGCGCCATGCGTTGTTGCTCTCCGCTTCTGAATTTACCGGCTGCTTTCTCTACCCTTGCGTTGATTTTCTTCGTGTCGCTTGCGCTCCGGTTCGGTTTGCTCTTGGCGTTCTCAAGACCTTTTCTGTTCTTCTCATTCTCCTTCTCGATGGCCTCATTAATCTCACCTTCAGCTTCCGTCAACTTCTCAAGAAGGGCTGCAATCTCCGCGTCTTGGCTGGCAATTCGCTCAAGCAATTGATCAATGCTAATTTCGCTGTCAAACAGCTTTCGCATGATTGAACGAATTTCATCGGCCAACTCTTCCAATAGGTTTGCGTCGTCACCAATAGCTTCGTTCATGTCGTTGATCATCTTCTCGCTCACACGATTCGCAAATGCTTCTGGGCTTGCTTTTTCGCTGAACTGCTGAATAAGACGACCTGCGTTTGTTCCGGTAACTGCCAATAAGTTCAAGACTTCAACCATCAATGATTTGTCTCCGTCTTTCCTTGAAATTGCTACAATCTTGTGCAATACGTTTGCGTGAACAGCACCGGCAACTCTGCTCTCACTTAATGGACCGGCCATCTTTTTCCAAGTGGCCATGTACTCATTGAATATCTGACGCGCGCTACCATCTGTTGTTTGCTTCAGTTCTTCAAGGAGACCTTGAGCAATTTGGTTGACGTCATCGTTCTTCAACTGCTCATAAAGGATGTCTCCGTGAAGATCAATTGCCTCTCGTTCCTCCGCTGTCAACTTCTCAAGATTCAGTAATCGGTCATACAGTCCGCGCACACGCATTGATACTCGCTTGTCTCTTGCCTTTTGCTGTACCTTGATGCGTCGCTCCATGTCTTCGGCCAACTCCTTCAGCTTCCGTCTTGTCGTGCCGGCTCTGTCGTGCCAATTATGGGCGTCAATTTCCTTGGCCAAGTCTTGCGCTGTCGCGCCCTTAGATATCTTGGCGTAGAACATCTTGTAGATTGCCTCCGTAGCTGCTTTCTTCTCCGTTACCGTCACACCGCTTCCCGGTATGTAGTCCATGGTGAAGGCATCCACGTATTCAAATCCGGCTGAAGAAAACAAGTCGCGTAGGCGTCCGTAGTCAATATCCGAACTCGGTGGTATCGTCTTCACAGATAGCTTTGTCTTGCGCTTCTCTGCTGCTGCTGTAAGTTCCTTGAGGACTTCCTTCGCCTTTCCTTTTTCCCGGCTACTCTTGGTTGTTCGGATGTCAAAAACTTGAACAGTACCATTCGGTTTCTGCTCAAGAATTACTGTCACTCCTTTTCGGGTAAATCTGAAGGTGGGATTTCCGTTCTTGCGCTTCGCTTCTTCAACTTTGTTCCCGAAAGATTTGGCGAGGTTTCTTGCGTTATTTTCTGGCTTCTTTCCGCCAGTCTTCTTTCCGCTTCCGGTCTGCTGCTGATTCCCTTTTCCAGCACCTTGCCCTTGTGACTGACTACCTCCCACCCCTGGTTGGTTCTTTTGACTCGCATAGAATTGATTGAGGTTTTGTTCGACTGTTTCTTTGACTTGGCGCTCTGCCTTAATCTGCTGATCTCTTGTCTGTGACTTGTACCAATCACTTTCCTTGAGGGCTTTGATTACCGACTTGATAATTTCAGATGCTTTCTTCCCCGCAATAAGACCTTGCTTCACCACTTCTAGCAACCCTTTGACCAAGTTTGGTGGAAGCAACTGCATACCTATGTTCTCCTTGCCGAACTTGTCAATGTCGCTCTGTAGTTTCTCAATGAAAGCTATTGCCCTATCTGCTATGTCTTCTTTTGTTTCTTCTTGAGAAACTTGTTCATCGCTATCAGTTTTTGAGTCTTCGTCAACGAGTTCTTGGTACTTCTGTTCGAGGTATTCGTTGTACTCTTCTTCGCTTTCTGCTTCATAGTTCATCATTTCTTGGAACTGTTCTTGAGTCAAGCCAAGTTTGCGCCACTCTCCGGCAACGTCGGCTAATCCCTCTTGAATAGCATCCAGGTTAGTAATTGGGTCAATCCCGTATTCGTTTATGAAATCAACGCGCTCTGGATTCCGGGCAACATTCTTGTCACCTATCATCCAATAGCGCATAAGTTCTTCTGCAATGTCGTTTGGATCAAAGCGTTCGTCAATCCCTATCATTCCGTCACCGCTGTACTTTGACTGAAGAAGTGCTTGCATTTCCTCAAACTCTCCTTTCGCGTCTTTACGGACGTGACGACGATACCATGGGCTTGTCTTTTCCCAACCGATGTAGGTATCCCACTCTGTAGGACTCATCACCATATCGTATATCTCTGCCCGCCAATCTTCACCTTCAGCTAAAGATTCCTCCTTGATCTGTGCTTCGTAAAGTTTACGCTCAAAACTCTCAAAGTCATCAATGTTTGGGAGAACGTGGTTGAGGAAGTATTCTGTCCGGTACTCGTTCGGTATTCTCTTGAGCTCTTGGCCTTTCTTGTTGTAGTAGGTTCCGTTCTGATCAACGCTGAACTTCTCTCCCTCGTAAGCTGTGACTATCTTGTTGTCTTCACCTTGTTTCTTTTCCACTTTCTCAACGTATGCCTCCAACGGATCATACGCTTTGTCCAGCTTCATTGAACCATCCGCTTGCTTCTTGAAGCCAAGACTCTCGTAGTACGCCTCAAGACGTTTTTGGTCTGTCTTGTCATCAAGTGCCTTCGGTGTGAGCACTACATCCTTACCGTCTGTTTTTGCTTGAGCAATCAACTCCGACATAGCTGAAGAAAACTTGCCCTTCCCTCTTTCGGCCGGTGGTACTGAAATCGACTCAAGAGTAACTTCGTTGTCGTTCTCTGTGAGCACTACGTTGGCTCCGGAAAGATTACCCATTACCGCGCCCTCTACCATGTCGCCAGCATCTTCATTGATTCCTAAGCGTCCGGCAGTTGTGGTTGGCTCCGGTGTAGTCGGCTCCGGTGTGACGCCTTGAGTCTCTTGTGTCTGTTCCGGTGCTGCTTGCTTTCGGTCAAACAGAGGAACAAGACCTTGCTCAATCATCTGTTCACGACTCAAGGGCGCGTCAAATGATTTTGTGGCTGCATCTTGACTGTCAACCTCAAGATATGTGAACGATGGTGTCTCCGCTGTCGCGTCGCTGTTTGCTTGAGTTCGCAACTCTTCATAGACTTCACGGCTTGTCTCGTCCATAAACCGTGTGTCCAAGTCAAATTCATTCTGCGCCTCTGCGTTTTCTTCAGCTTGACTAAAGCCGGTGATAACCGGTCCGGATCCACTCTGCATTACTTGAACCGGCCCATTGTATTGGATGCCCTCTGATTCAAGCGTGTTCTCGAACTCACCTTTGAGTGCTGCAAATTCTTGGAGTGTCAAGCTACCCTCTTCGACCTCATCCATCTTCTCAATACTGAAGACTTCACCTTCAGTAGTTTGCTTGCGCTCCGGTGAACTTGATGGAAATGCCTTGCTTTGGTAATTCGATTTGCCTTTCAGCTTCTCCAATATCTCCGGCTCATTCGTCGATTCGCCCTCTTTGGTTTCAGCACTCTTGAGAACTACTTGGCTTTCGCCTTCTTGATCGGCCGGCACAAAAATACCGCGGGTGTTTTCCCCTTCTGCAATTTGGGTTACTTGCTGTGGTCCGCGTGGTGTGACTCTTGGCGTTTCTTCAGTTCCTCTTGTATCTTCGCCATCAACCGGAGTTTCTGATTGTACGCCTTGCTCGTCAGTTTGGCTAGTTTGCTCCCCGGCTCCTTGAGTTGCCTCCCTAGAAGTTCCCGTATCTCCTTCAGTTCCTTGTCGCTCTTCTGCTTCCAGGTCATTTCTGTATTCCTCAAGATTTGTGTTCCATTCGTCATTGATTTCTCCAAGGAAATCAACAAACTGCTTCTTTTCTTCAGTTGATAGCTTACTGTAAAACTCCCGACTTCTTGCCGTCTGAATGTCTCCAATGGTGGTTCCCATACCCATACCAAAACCGAGCACGGCACTACTCACGGCAAAGTGTAGGTTTTGGCTCATTGTTCCGAAACGCTCTTCAAACTTTTCTCGCACCTCTTTCCAGCTATTGCTTTCTTCGTAGATGCCGCCAATCTCTTCACCGTACTCTTGAACTACCTCACCAAAAGGACGTGCAAATACATTGCCCCCGACCTTCATTGTGGTTCCCATGTTCTTGATCTTGGCTACGGCTTCCGGTGTCTTGTTACCAAACAATGCTTGAATACGAGTGTAGGCGTGTTTACGCACTTGATCGTTGGCCATAAGACCTTGCACCGGTGCTGCTGCTGCTCCACCAAAGAAACCGGTGGTGAAACTCAATTCTTCGTCTCTTCCGCTGATTTGCCCCGCCACTTCAAATCGTGCACCTTCCTCAAGACCGCTGAACATTGCATTGCTGATTCCGCGACCGGTCCGCATCCGGAGTCGCTGAAGATATGTTCCTGCGTCAAACGTCTTGTCCGTCAACTTAAAGGCGTTCTTGAGCGTCTTGGCTATTCCGGCACCTCTACCTCCGGTCATTGCTTCAGCTACCACGATGTCCGTCATGTAACCTCCGGATGTAGCTGTCATTTGAGCCCAATCCTTTGCGCTGAACATATCGTATGGGCTGCTGATTTCCTCAAGTTCGTCATAAATGCCCTTGCGGTAATCTTCTCCGTTCTTGCTCACCAACATCAATGACTCAATAGTGCGCTGTGCCAACTGTTGGTCAGTCATGTTGTCTCCGGATCCTGGCAACATGTGCTTTGCGTAAACGTCACTAAAGACGCCCCAAGCCGTTTCTTGAGTTCGTGCTTGCGGAGCACGGTTGAGCATTGCAATCGGTGCCAACGCTCTTGCTTGCTCAATCAACCGGCCAAGTTTCTCATCATCTTCTGTATCAAAAGCGTCAATCCGGCTGTCGCCTTTGATCATTGTCGAGAAGTACGGAAGCTTCGTCAATTCATTCAACACGGCATCTTGAGTCCAGCTACCGGTCTGCTGGCCGTATCGCTCCTTTGTGATGTCGTTGATTTGGCTGATTGTAATGGCATAGAGGTATCTCGCTTTTTCCAAAGCTGTATTACCAGGGAGACCTCCCGGCTCCATACCGTACCGATCAATTGTGATTTGCGCTGCTTCCTCAAATTTACCGTCTTCATACGCTTTGAGAAATGGAAGCTTCATCTGCTCTTTGGCTTCGATTTCCTTTTTGGTCAACGCAATGAGTCGTTCGGCTTCCTCGATTTCTTGATCGTGTCGCGCTTGAAGTTCTCCGTTTCCTTCTTCAATAGCAATGTTTCTTTGAGTGATGTGGTACTTGAGACGACCTTCATATCTGCTCAATTCTTCAGATAGTTCACCGTAATTTTCGTCGATTTGCTCACCAAGTTTTTCCCATCGCTCATCAAGTTTCTGCTCAATCGAACGTATTTCTTCAGTCTTCTCTTGGCGCTGTTCCGGAGTGTAGCTGTCTTGATTATCTTCGTATTCCTCATAAGCTGTGTCAAGTGCCGTGATTGATTCGTACACGGCCAGCTCTTCACTTCTCAAGAACTCTTGAGCCGTCTCCCCTTCAATGCTTTCAACTACGGTTTCAATGTCTCCGGCCAAGTCTTTTTGTCTTGCCTTGATTTGACGTTTGATCGAATTGATTTCTTCCTCAAGATCAGTTGCCATTGATCCGGCTCCCGCCTTTTGAGCGTATGCCATTTCAGAAGTCTTCCGACGCAATTGTAGATATAGCTTTTGGATTTCGCTGTCTTCCGACGCCACCCCTACGCGCGCTTGCTTCTTGAGTTTGTCAAGGTAGAAGAGATTTCGATTGGTGGTCTCGATTGGGTCTTGTCCGTCAAGCAATGGATAGTACCCTTTCCCCAACGCTTTTTGCTTTTCAACTTGGCTCCATAACTCATCAACTCTCTCTTGCATCTTTGGAACCCTCGGATTGAATTGATCTGCCGGGATGCTACGAGCCAAATCATTCAGTTCTTTCTCAAGTTCGCCAAGTGCTTGATCACCAATGTACGTCGGGATAGAAATGTTCTCCGGTATCTCAAAGTACCCCATGTCACGACCTAAGCTATGACGCTTGGCCTTGCTCAACTGTGCCGTCTCAGCGTGTTCTTTCTTGACAGTTACCGCTGGGCGTAAATCAAATTCCTTTGAAAGTGATTCGTACTCATCGTCGGTGAGCCATTGCTTTTCACCTTCGTAAACGTACTCCTTGATTTCTTTCAATCCGAACTCCGTTGGATCTACTTCGAGTTCCTTGAGTTTTGATTCTTGGATGTGCTCTCCGGATTCCGGATCGAGGAATGTACGCTCTTGGCTTTGAGTTGTTGGTGTCATTGAAAACGGGATGTTCGTTCTACGTGCAATTTACAGCATTGCTAAAGAACGAAAATCCCGCTTTCCAAAAGTTGTGAAACTGATGCCGTTATTTTGGGCCAAATCTTTTCTTGAATACCTTTCTCTGAAACTCGCTACTCAAATCATACTTCTGACCACCGGCAATTATTGTAGTTCCGTCTCTTGTCGCTTTCACACCTTGAGACTCAAGATAGTTCATCCGGGTCTCCATCTTTGATTCGTCTGTATAGTTCTCGGCTTCCGGATCAAATGCTACCGCCAAATCTTCTTCGTATCCCTCATTGGCTGCTGATTCGTTTGCCTCTTCTTTGCCTTTACGACGTGCCTCTCGCATTTTATCCATCACTTGATCAAGTTGGTCAAGTGTTACTCCAAACTGCGCAGCAAATCTTCCTGGGTTCCCCCTTTCGTCAAGAGGTATTCTTACCAATTCACCTCTCTTTGCTTGACCACTAAAGATGCCTCCGGTTATTTCAGACATAGCATCAGAGTTCTCTACATCTTGATCTAGTGTTCCGGTCAAATACATTTTTCCGTTTGAGTCTCGAATGACTTGAGTTCCTTTCAAGTTCATTCCAATCACTTCTCCTTCGTTGTCTGTGACTTCAAAATCAAAAAGCTTTGGTTTGCCGTCTTTGTGAGATATTGAAATAGTGCTCAAGTCTTTATTATCACCAAAAACACCCTCTTTGAAGTCTCCCTCATTAAATACCGATTCAACCGGTCTTTCATCGTAAGCAAATTGAAATGACTCATTTTGTCCAATTCCACTTTCGAAGTTCATACGGAAGCCGGTTCTCTCTTCGTCTTCAGTTTCGCTATACATAGTGTCAACCTCGGCAACCGCCTTGTCAACCATTTCCTCAATGTATGCGTCAACGTCTTGACCGTATCTTCTCAATTGCAGAGCGTACTTCTCGTTCTGCATTTCCAATACAATCTGCTCTCTGATTTGGGCTCGTTTCGCTGACTTGGTTTTCGTTGTCCAATCCCCTCTCTCCTTTACTGATTCATGCACGGTTCGCACGACGTTATCTAAAGGTGCCCACTTGTCTATGTTTGGAACCAATAAACCTTGAGCGTAAGGGTCTTCATCGTCTCCAATGTCTTTCTCTCCTTTCAAGATAGCCGTTCGCTCCTTGATCGTTTGCGCGTTGTTGAAGGCATCAATCCGTCTATCCACGGCATCCAAGTTGTACGCTTCCGGATTGTCCGTCACTTCTTTCTTCTGCGCTTCATACATCTCAAGATTCTGTGCGCTCTCCGTACTTGCCGTGTCAAGGGCTTTTTGCATACGGTAGAATACTCGTCCGGCTCCGGATGTCGGGTCAAGAATGGACTCCGGACCTTCAGTTTTCATAATCGTGGTCATCGTGTCCATAAAGGTTTCCCGCATTGCAATCAACTCTTCGCGGTCTACCTCATCTGCTGGAACAACATCTAACCCCTCTAGCTTCTCTTGAAGCTTCTTCTTCTGCTCCTGCGCTTTGAGTTTGCGCTTATCTCTTTCAGCTTGCTTCTTGAGTGCATACTGCATCATGCCCGCTGCCGGGTCGAAGCGGTCTTGAAATACGACTGCAGCACCGGTTCCGGCAACACCTTGATTGACTTGGGTGCGTGGATCTGTATTCGCTGGTGTCATTTCTTATTTAGGTTGTCTGTTCGGGTACAGCAAATCAAGAATTTCTCGATCAAGGATTTTGGCGAGTTCGTCTTCACTCATGTAGTTTTCCGGACCAACCGATTCTTGTCCGGTTTCCATCATGCCCTTTGACAAAGCTGCTTGGCTTACTGATCGTCCTGCTCCTTCGATTCCGCTGTAAATGTTGGTGAGTCCTGCTTGTTTGAGTGCTGATGCTGTTGCTGCCGTCTCAAGATACGGATCCAACTCATTCATCTTCCATGCTTTGTCCTGGTACTGCGCTTTCATCTTCAGTCGCTCCATCAACAGTTCCTGCAACCGTTGCTTGTTCTGCGCTGCGCTGATACCCAAATCTCTTTGTTGAGCCACCGTATTTCCGTAGCTACGACTCAAGGCCGACAAAGCTGCTGCGCTACTTGAGCTCATGTCACGGATGTCGCGCACTTGATTACCAAGTGTGCCACCAATCTTCTCTTCGATGATGTCTTGACCTGGAAGTTCGTTCTGTGAAGCCAACACACGAGCCATTTGAACGATTTGATCAATCTCTGCCGGTATCTCATAGTCCGGCCGAACATTGTTCTCCATCAACTCGTTTGCACGTTTGTTCTGCAGGAGTCCTGCTCCCGTCTTTGACAACTGTGTTAAAGTGCCAACTACTGCTGCTGTGGTGATTGGATCCATTTTGTTTTGACTCTTTCGTTTTTACTTCCGGCTTCATCCATAAGCTGGTTACAAGCGACGGCTACCTCGTTGAAATATAAGTGTTGTGGCAAATGTTTATAGTGCAATTCGTGCATCTTTTCAACATTGCAAATTGTAGGACGCTTATCGTAAACTTTGCACTTCCCGTTCACCAGCTTCTCGCAACTCCCGTCCGGCTTTACTGCAAACGGAAAATTCTTGAGCTCAATTTGGTGTCCTAAAGGTAGCTTGCCGAAGTTCTCAAACGTCTTTCTGATGTTCGAGCAACACAATCCGCAACTGGTACATTGAAACTTTGCCATGTCACAAAGATAACTATTGCGGACTAGGTAGGTAATGAATGATGATTCCTCCTATTTCGCGCTTGTTGTCCGATAGTCCTACAATTGGAGGAAACGTGAAGTTGTCCATTTGCATCCTAAAGACTTCGCCACGAATATCGTCACCATTGAATACCCTTGACAGAGGAAATGCAATGTTGTCGTAATAGTCTTCTGTGCTGCCATAGATTGCGCTGGCCCACTTTCTTTCGTAGGTCTTCCAAAAGTTCGGAAGAACGTATGTTCCGTGACCTCCCGGCATGTTTCCAAAACCTTCTACCGTAGCCAATGAAAGTGTACCTGGATTGACATTGGTCAAAACTTCAATCCCGTGTAGTGTTACGCTGTTCGGGAAGAAGTGGTTTAGGTTCCACACCAACATATACAACCTTTCAATTCCGTACATCGTAAGCCCTTGATCGTTGTCATAAACCTCTCCGTTGGCAAACGTGTACAGAGTGTCACCAATCTGTGTTTCGGCTGTAGGGTATCCGTCTAGTGTCGTTTCCCACCTTCTCTTCTCAAGATCAAAAACGATTGTTTGTAAGTTCGTTGAACTTAGAAATGCGTTGTTCGATGACGTAAATCGAAGCTTGTTTCTGTGTCCATCGAATTGCGTCAAGGCAAATGGGTCGCTGTCTGAATCAAGTGAACCGACTTCTTCTTTGAAATACTTGTCCATCTTGTACTCGCCACCGGATATTACCCTTTGTCCGTTTGACAAGCACTCCACGAAAATTCTATTGTTCGAGTCGTAGTAGTACAACGCTCTATCAACCTTGATAATTGACTGGTGGAATCGACTACCCCAATTCTCTTCATGTGGCCGGACGGTTCCAAACGTCGATTGAATGTACTGAAGACTTGCTTCCTCTCCGGAAAAGCTTTCTTGCCGGTCTACATAGATGCTGTAAACCTTTTGCTCACAAATCACCTTGAGTGTGAAGCCAACTTCTATGACGCGAGTGACTTGACCGTAATCCGGTGGTAGGTTCACAATTCTTCCGGTGTCAAATCGACTGAAGCCATTGACGTTGGTTTCATCTATGAACTTCCGGCTCGCCCGCCCGCTGTTGGTCAACTCCTTTCTTTCGCTGGTAACATCTTGAATTGCCGGTCTTCCTTTGTCAAAGTATTGGCTTGAGTACAAGTCCGAGTAGTGGAAGTCTTCAATGTACCAACTCAAGGTTTGGTAAGGATCTGCTGTGAATCCACTACCCATTTGACGACGACGGATGTAACAGTCTCCGCCCTCCACGTCTATGAGCACGTCGTTACCCGGTGTCTGTCCAACGTGTGCACGGTTTGGTGTGTGAGGGTCTTGCACATTGTAAGTGTCTGAAATCTCAAACCAAATAACGTCTTGATCTGACTGTTTTTTGGGTGTGAAAATCTCAATCAAAAACGCCTCGTTACCACCACAAAGTTGCTCAAAGTCGAACGCTTCTACCCAAATGGCTTCACCTTGATTTTCTCCGGCCTCTAGTTCGTACTGAAGAACATTGAACAGTTGATTGGTTTCCACGCGTTCCGGGCTGTCAAATGCTACCGGACTTGTCTTCGTCAAGATGCGTACTTGATCACCGACTTGGATTTCCTTGTTGTAAGTGACTCCGGCATAGTTGTCACGGTATTCGCGCTCAAGACTTAGCTTTACCCTACCAGGAGTAAGACTGTCAATCTGCGCCTTGACAACACTTCTTTGCTGTACGTTGAGCATTGTCCGGTTTCCGCCATAGACAATCTTGTAGTATCTCGCCCAAGCTGGCGGTTGATGACTCACCAATATCTGAAGAACCGTTTTGTATGTAGCTGTTGGGTCATCCAATACGGCCAAATCCTGCTCTGTCTGTGATTTGATCTCTACCCGGCAATCGCTATTTGTGATAACGGTTCCGTCGCGCATTGCAGCATCGTAATACTGAATACCTACGGGATGAACACAACCCGTCTTCCAACTTTGGTATCTCTTGTTTGGTTGCTCTACTGTGATAGTGAAGTTCTCATCAAGAACCGGGTCATCCAATTGAAGTGCTGGATCCGGTAAAGTTGTGTAGTTCACAGAATGTCCAAGCCCGTTCAAGTAGATTCTCCAATCGACAAAAAATTGGTTGAGCCCCCCAGGACCAACGTAATCTTGAGACGTAATAAATGTTCCGGTTTCGGTGTTGCCACCAAATGTCCAAGTGATTGTTATTGCCGTGCCCTCTGGAATGAAGCTTTCTGTTCCCATCGTGTTTGGGTTCAGCGTGATCTTGAGTGTGTCCGGGATTCCACCGCTAAAGATTTGCTCTACATCAAACAGTAACTCGTGTATTGTCTGTCCAAGTGCACCATTGTCAATCTCTTGGATTTTGTAGCTGGCCTCCATTTGTGGCTCAAACCGGTCATACCCTTCTACAATGTTGAAGTAAACAAGTTCATTGTTGTGAAGTATCTCTTGGCTCTTCGCAATTTGAGGTATCAAGTCATAGTTCTGATCACTTACCTCAATCGGCTTTTGCTGCTCGTCGTTCCAAAAGAACACAAATTGGTTCACTTCATCCGCGATTCCCTCAATGTCCTTGTCTATCTCTCTAAAGATTCCCCAAGCACCATCATTCCCTTCTCTCACGGCCACTCTTATCTTCCGAACGGTATGGTGGCCGGTGTTGATTGACAATCGGATTACGTTGTCTTTTGACGGTTGTGTGCTGAAGTTTCCCCCCATCGTCTCGCTTTCTTGAGGAAACGGAAGTCTACTGATTGGGCTCCATCTGCTTTCTTCACCGTCGTCGTAGATGTACTGAACAATGAATTGAAACAACCGACCTTTGAGCATATTCGCGCTCCGGCTAAGGTTGGTCAAGTATTGGCAAGACGGAGAAAGAGCATAGGGGTACTTTGCTGCTTCTATCGTCTGCCAATCAATACTTGGGTATCCACCCGATGAGTTTTGGAAGTCAATAGCTTTCTGAAGATTGATTTTCCGTGGCGGACTGAAACGCTGAATACCCTCTACGTTGTTCAAGTAGCTGTCAAAGAAACCTTGAGTCCAATAAAGGATACCGTCACGAATGTCAGCATCAATCGGGATGCGCTCGTACAAGATAAGTGGAGGCCCCTGAAGAATGAGTTGAGAGGTTCCGATCTCTTTGTAGAAAACCCAAATCTGATGATCACCTAAGCTGTTGAAGTTGAAGTAAACCATCGCTCTTCGCTCCGGCCATTCAATTGCCTTTAGTGTGCGGTTGTTGCCCGCTGGAAGATCGACGTTTTCTTTCAGTTCGTTCCCTGGTGCTAAATAAAAGTGACCTTTGCCGTTACTCCAATCGTTGAGGTATAGGTTCCGCGCAAATTCATAGTCTCCCTTTGGGGTTCTGCGCTCAAGATCATCTTGATTCATTCCCCCATTGAACTCGATGTATATCTTCTCCATTGCTACACTATTTTGAACTCGGACGTGGCGTATATCACGTCTGCAAATTCCTCAAGTGTAAACATATTCTTTTGAACCGTTCCTTCCGTGAAGTACTCGGAGAACTTTTGATACTCTCGTTGTGCAATGCGCTCGTAACCTGGCTGGTATTCGTAGAATTTCCAAGTGATGTAATACCGCATTGCGTCAACAAACATAGGTGGCACTATCGTCTGTGAGTTGACTTCGCCTTGACTTTGGTACTCTATCACGATTTCCTTTCCGGAAAACACTTGATCGAATATCAGTTGATTGTGGTTCTCATCGTCTCTGTAGTACCCGGCTGTATTGATACCACCTCCAATCATGTAGAGTGCTGGTATTTCATATCCGCCAAAAAGAGTGCCTTGATAGAGGTGAGGAACCAATGAGTAACGAACACCTTGTCTTTCTGCTTCCTCCGTACTTCCGCAAACTTGTGGGGTCTTGAGACAGATATCGTTGTTCAAGGTGAGTGTATAAATCTTACCCTTATCGCAAAACCCAATTTTGGTGTACCGGATATAGTCTGCAGGATAGTGGATGATGCCGGTGCTATCCAATTTTTCACGGTGCACCTTCACGCTTGGCGCTCCGCGAAGTTTGAGTTCGTGATACCAACACTCAAACGCAAACTGCTCAAGACGTTCGTAGTGTTTTTGGTCAGAGTAGCCCAAGCGGTTCAGTACGCTCAAGACAACCCATCGTACATTATGAACGGCTGGCTGCTTCATTATCCGGGATTTGTTGGTTCACTTGATCCATGAGTTTTGAGTCCGATCTTGCAAATATCTGTTGAACCTTGTCAAATACAAAAAGGTGCTGATCACCAAACACAAAATCGTCTTCGTCGTTGTACTCGTCAAATGACGGAATCATTGATATGTAGACCTCTTCAAAAGTCACCGGGTTCACAAAGTACCACTTGTCATTCATTGGGTACACACCGTTTCGCATATTGCTTCCTTTGAGCTCACTCATCATGTTCATTGCTGGAACAGATGGGTGAATACTAAAGGCCGGATCTCCAATTCCACAACTCACAAGAACAAGCGACTCCGGACCACTCAATGGTTCATACGGAAGACTGAAGTAGCTTTTGTTTTGAGTGTTGACTACCGGTGTAAACTCGTTTTTGGCAATCAAGTAGTTCTTGATGTTGTCGGCTCCGTGTCTCTCATCAATACTGCTGATGTCTTGAACGGCCAAACCAATCGCATACTCAATTATTGAAGTAGGATACTTCTTTTTGCTTTCATCCACAGTCAAACCACCCGATAGCTGGTGTTGACAAAACTCTACAAATTCCTGCTTGTTCATTGCTCTTTGGTGGTTTGCATACGTGGATCACTCAATCGTCGCATTGCTCGGTTCAGACAAGCTTCTGCAAATCTTGTGTGAACTTGCTCCGGCCACTCAAGTTCAACCGTTCTACTTGGTGTTCCTGCTGTTAATACGCTGCCGTCGTGTACTTCTCCTGCCGGTAGAAACTCCACTCTTGGTGACGAGAACTGATCGAGAACGATGTAATCCAATACCGGTGTCACCGGTTTCTTCAAGTAAGTAATCGACGCTAAAGAAAACCCTTCCGGAAGCACACGTATCTTGTTGTTCTGAACCGTAGCTACCGGTTCCTTGTATGTTGGTGCCAAAAGGCGAGAACCGCGTCTGACGTTGAACTGATCGTCTGTGAGGATTTCACAGTCATGCCAAATTCTTTGAACCTTGTCGCCACAGTCACCGTCGGTTTGCACAATCTGAAGAAGGCGTAAAGAACTAAGGTGGAAATAGTCTTCCTCGAAATCAATGTAGCCATTGACAACCGGTACTTCTTGATTGTCTCCGTCTCCAAGCGTAACCACAAGAGGGCGTAAGTTGTCCGTGATTTCTTGAGTGCGTTCGTATTTGTCGTACTCCGTGTTAAAGAACTCAAGATTTACCGCCTCCAAAATCCGATTGAACACTTCCGGACGAACGTACCCACCGCTGAAGTCTTTAAGCATTTGCTCGACGACATAGTACCAAATTTGCCCTACTGTCATACTACAAAGGTTTTCTGTCTATGGTACTTAGCGACGTATCCTGCAATTTGAGAAGCAACACCGTTTTCTGTTGAAAGGTTCACGCCAACTACTTGATCAAATGCAATCGCACCACTCGCGGTGAATGTTGCTACAGATTGAATCAAACCACTAGATGTGATTGCTGTCATCATCACAGTCCAATCATTGTTCGACTTGAAGATGTAAACTCTGACGTTTGCTGTTGTTGCTGAAGACAATCCAAGCGTTGTCCGGTTGCTTGAGTTGTTCAAATCAATGTAGATGTCTCCGGCACTAGACTCACGAATGTTGAACTCGATTTCAACCCCTTCAAAGTTCTCGGTAATTGCGTTCGCTGGAATTTGAAAAGACGGAGCATTGGTTCCATTTGTGACTGTTCCGTTAAGCAACACCAAGTCGCCTTGAGGTTTCTGCCATCCCGGTAAATTGTTACTGCCATCATTCTCAACCGTAAACACTTCATTCAGCTTACCTATCGGTAGTCTGGCGTCTTCGTTGGCCGTGTTTCTGTAGTACAGATCACCTTCAGTTGTCAAGGGAGTCTGCCACCCAGCCAAAATTGAATCGACAAGTTGAGTACCAACTACCAATTGTGGTTCTTCGTTGGCCGTTTCAATGTCACATCCGCATCCATAACGGTTGGCAATGTCAATGATTTTGCGCGCATAGTTGTCGGCTAAAGATACCTCACCCTTCGACTCAAATAGCTTCATCAACAAGAAGCTGGTGTTGATTTCCGTCAAAGCGCATTGGTAAGGATTTCTGTTCGCTTGTGATTGACAACTCTTCTCGTATGCTGTCAAGATATTTGCAATGCAATGTCTCGCAACGTAGATCGGAAGAGAACACTTGACAGTAATGTTTTTGGTGACTGTAGATACCCAATTCACTACAAGTCCGTCAGCTTGAGTGTGGTTTCCAATCAAGTCAATGCTTACCGTGTATCCACCGGTGTATAACTCTGGAACAACGACTGTAGCATTTTGATTAACGTCGTTCTTGATGATGTCTTCAGCTACTTCATTGCCATTACTGTTTCGTGGCAATTGAATAGTGTGCGTTCTTGACGTCAGATTGTATCCGCTGTAATTGGTCAAGTCCTTGCTCATAAACTTTCCGCTGAAACAATCGAAACTTGGCTCAAGAACTACTTTCGGTCCATCATCTTCGTAACAGTAGGTGAACAGCTTGCTTACGCTTGCTTTGAAGATTACAGACGCTCCTTGATCGGTGGTCAAGTCGGTGCTCACAGTCGCAAGTGTCACCATGGCATCGCTGTCGTATTGTACTTCTGTCACCGTGTAAGATCCGTTATCATCCGCGTTGTCGGCACCGGTTATTACGACCGTGTCTCCAACGGAAATCTTTGCCGTTTGATCCCCGATTACTCGAACGTGGTTTGGTGACGACAAAAGAGAAGCGTTTGCCACTTCATACTGCTTGTGAACTGTGTAGTTGATTTTGTACGTTCCCTTCAGAGGAATCGAGTTGATTGTGTCTACGGGTAAATCGTACAATGCGCTCACCAATGAGTTTGGGATGTCAATGAACGGACTTGAAATGTCGTTCTCAATCACAACTTGACCGTTTGGCAAGGTTATTTCTGCGGATCCGTACAGCACAGAAGTATCAACTCCTGCCGTCGCGTAGTCAGTCTGATCTTCTACTTGGTACTTCTTCGTACTCAAGGTGAAGGTAGTCTGAATCAAGATGTCGTTTGCGGTAATCATATCGTAAAAATAAAAAAGGGAGCCGAATCGACTCCCTTCTATGTTGGTGTTTACTCACTTAGGACTGTTCAAGACGCGCCTCAAGTTCTGCCTTGAGCTCTTCGTCACCCGCAAGGGTGCGCCCAAGTCGAACAATTGGTGTTTCGTCTTTACCTACTCCGGTAATGTGCTGTGACTCCTGCTCTCCCTCTCCTGGGATAACCCAATTGTTGTTCTCAAGAACCACAATCTTCTTGTCAACAAGCTTTGTGCACAATGCCTTGATTTGAGAAAGATGGCTGTCCTGGTCGTGCAAGTGCTGGTTCACTTCCTCGCTGAACTTCTTATCATGCGTCAAACGGTTGGCCATATCACGACGCAACACAGACTCTTGGATGTTGTCGGCTCCGGAAATCAAGCACTTGTAAGCAAGTTCTCGGAGTTCCGCTTCCGGCAATTCCTCGCTGTCGAGGATCTTCGATTTGAGTCGTGAAACAAACAAATCGCGCTCGTTCTCTGTCATCGCCTCTTGGTCCGGACGGTAGAAACTCAGACGTGCGTTTCCGCTGGTAATTGGGTTTGCATTGTTCTTGATGTCGTTTGAAACAAACCACAAGAACCAAAGCATTTCCAATTCGTCACTTCCAATCGTGCGACCTTTAGTGATTTCAAACTTGCGGTCTTTAGCCACAAGGCGACCATCTTTCGACTCGTATTTGTCGGTTACTTCAACCGTTACCAATACTTCTGTCACCGGGTGAAGGACCTTTGATTTACGAGGGATCATGCGTCGCTCCGGCCCCTGCTTGATTTGCCGTCTTGTCCGCGGATCTGTTCCGATACGGAAAAGAGACTCATCAAACTTGAATCCGATTTTGCGACCGCCTTTGAATACTTCCGGAAGGGCCTCTTTCAATTCTTTCTTTGACCACTTTCCTAGTTTTGCCCGATTATCTTCTGGGATATCGAACTTTTCTCCGTCAATTAGGATCATACTGCTGTTGTTGTAACCCCCCTCTCTACTCAAGAGTAAAGAAGGGGGTTTGGTTATTTTTCAACTAAGATTACCCAGTAACCATAGCCCATTGCTGGGTTTTACGGTACTCGAATCCAACGTGTGAACGGTAGTAAAGGAGACTCTGATCGAGGTCTCCGATCTTCATTCCTGGGTGTCCTGCTCCATCCGGCCATACTTCAAGCATACGGTTGTATGCTCCAAGTTGCTTGTGGCGCATACCGAAGTACGATGCCAGCTTGTTTTCACCGTCTGTGGTTTTGTTACCTGGAATAAAGATTGCGTAGTCTTGGAACGCTTCACCCGAAACACCGGTGTTGTAGATGTTCGGCTGATCAAGCGAACGCAAGTTGCTAATCTTGAATGTACGACCACTCAAAGACAACGCTTGGTAATCGTGAAGAACCTCGAATTTCTCGTCGGCACCAAGACCGTACATATCGTGGTTGATCTTACGAATAGCGTTGTTGATGTTCGTATTTGAAAGCAACGTCTGCATTTGGCTTTGGAACTCATTGTACTTTCCTGCTGCCAGGTAGCCACAAATCATGTCCGGTGCGTGAACTTTACGGAGGTACGCGTCAATGGCGTAGAATCCGTCAATGTCAAGCACGTCTGATCCAAGGTTTCCGTCTGAATCAAGAGCAACATTGATCATACCTTTAGTGGTATTTTCCTCAAGGTTGTCGTTCTCTTGACCAATCATCAAAGCACCGTCAATTTTGAGGTACTGGCGGAACTCTCCGGCAAGCTGTGCAAGACTGAAGTAACTTGGCGTCGGTTTACCATCTTCAGTAACCTCAAACCAAACTTGATCAGTAAGTACAGTACCGGTGGCTGCAACTGTTTCCTTTACGATCTGTGTAAACATTTCGTACTTCACAGTCTTTGGCGTAGCTGCCTCTGGCTGACCAGTTCCTTCCGGGAACGATGATGAGTAAATCACCCACACGTCATCATCCAATTGAGCACCCAAGTTGACTGATGAGCTCAATGGACGAAGGGTAAGGGTGACTGTACCGCCCGACTCTGACTTGTCAACGATTTTCGCGTAGACTGGTGTTGCCCCTGGTTTGAAAACCAAGTCACCTACTCGTGCGTAAACCTTTGCGTTGTCTGTGTACGCTGCGGTCACGTCAACATCCAAGTCGTTTCCGGCTCCTGCTGCTGCTACTGCAGCAACCGCAAAACGGTCGTGGAATCGTGCTGTTTCTGTCACAAAATAGCTTTCACCGGCTACCGGTCGAACAAAGCCAAGTTGGAGAAGTTCTTGGAAGAAGGTTGCTCCCTCATCCGCGTATGGTCGCATAAGCTCGTTGAGCTCCTGCGGTTTCAAAACATTAAGCCCCGCAACGATGTTGTTTGTCGTTACGTTGGCTATCGAAGTTGGTGTCATTTTACTTTAGGAATGTGTCACGACTTCATTTCTCTTTCTTGGTATTCCTTCAGTACTTCAAAATTTGTTCTCTGTTGGCCACCGCCACCACCTTGAGCACCGCGACGCGGTGGATTTGGGTTGTGGAGTTCTTGGTCAATCTGTTCAGCTACTTTCGAGCGTACTGATGTAAGGATTTTTGGCAGATTAGCTGTCACGTAGTTGTTCTTGATGATAGCTTTGATGGCTTGTTGGCCTTTCTCGTTATTCTCAAGATTGTACTGCGCGATAATCTGCTTCAAAGAATCTGATTGTTTCTCCACGAACTCCGGCTCCACTTCCATTTCAACGAAATCGTTTTCGCCTTCACCGTATTGAAACTTCATTTTCTCTGGTCGAAGCTGCATCAGACGCAAGTCCTCATTCCAGCTACCCAAGAGCGCATCGCGCTTTTCCTGCTGTTCTTTTTGGATTTGCTTTTGCAGTTCCGTTTGGTCTCCGCCAACTTCAATCTTTGACGAAATCTCCGTCATTTTTGACCTGGCGTTTTCCGCTTCGATTTGCATCAAAGCATCATTCTTGTATGATGGTTTTCCATCTTCATCTTCTTCGTATCCGTACTGTTGACGAATGGCATTTCTCAAGACTTCATCTGATTTCTTGCTGCCACTCAAACGCATATTCAGAATCAATGCGTCTTCGTCAGACAAGTTGTTCAACTGCTCTGTGTCAACGATACGGCTTGCAGTCTGAAAATCAATACCGTGCTCTTTCACGGCAGCGTTGATTTTCGCAATGCTTTCGTTTGCAAATGGATTTACAGATGTGGTTGCAAGTGACTCAAGTTGCTGGACTCGGTTCTGTAATTCTCGTGCTGCTTTTCTTTGCTCAAGAATTGTCTCCGGTGTAACTGAATCATCACCTAACTGACTGCGAAGCCAATTAAGCGGATTTGGGTCGGCCCCACCACCTAGTTCTCCACCTCCGGTTCCACCACCATTCGGGTCGGAACCACCACCTGGTTCTCCACCTCCGGTTCCACCACCATTCGGGTCGGAACCACCACCTGGTTCTCCACCTCCGGTTCCACCATTTGGTTCTCCACCTCCGGCTGCTGATCCTTTGAAGACAATGCTGCCTTCTTCTTGCATTTTTGCAACTTCATCTTTGCCAAGCCCATGCTTAGCAAATTCCGTGATACTCTCAATTACGAGTGGATTGTCTTTTGTGTACATATTGCGAATATAATTAAACTCTTCCGCTTATCTCTGTTCCCTTCTGAACCTCAATAGAACCCTCTTTTTCAAGCTGTCGCATTATTGATTGGTGCTTCACTTCTTCAGTCTTGCGATCTTCCTCACCTTTTGCTTGAATCATCATCAATTCCTTTTGCTTCTCTGCGTCAATTTCTTGAAGTTTCAATAGAGACTTTGCTTGCTCCGTCTTGCGCTCTTCTTCTTTCTGAAGAATAATGTTCTGTTTCTGCTTCTCTTCGAGCTCCTTCAGTTTCTTTTCTGTCCGGTAGGCCAAGAAAGACTCCGATTGCTTGATTTTGCCTTGATCAATCATTCGGCTGATCATAGTGTAATCAATGTACTCAATCAATGGCTGTCCGTTCTTACCAACCTTCAGCGCTTCTTCGGCAGCACGGTACATTCGGTTCTTTTGGTGTTGGTCCGGAGTCGCAACCATTTTGATACCGAGATCGTCAATAGAAACGTCCTTTACACTTATCAACGCTTGAACGCTGTTTTCTCCAATGATGTTGTAGTATCGTTTCTTGGTTTCGGGATCCAATGCTATCGCGGTAATTGCTCTTTTGACCGCAGCTTGAGTGACTTTCTCCTTCATTGAAGTCACCGACTCGTAAATCATCTTGAAGCTGTTGTTGGTCTGTTGCATAGCTATTTGAGCCGAGCCAAGAGTCATTTCTCCGCTTTGATCTGGACTTGCTGCTGCTACGTCTGTGAAACCGGTGGCTTCAAATATCCGTGCCATGTCATCAGCCCAGCACTTGCTCCACTCGTCAAGCTGTGGTCCGATACCACCGGCCAATTCTTTGATTGGCGTATTGTTAGCGTTGGCAATCTTGTTGTGGATGGTGTAAGAACGGTACGGTAGACTACCTAATTGACGGTAAATCCGGATTACCTCAATCGGCTTTACAACGCCATCACCAAGACTGATGTTGTTCAAGGAGTTGATGTCGATTGCCAAACCTTTTGGTGCTGCTGCTGCTTTGGCTGACTGCAACTTCAAATGGCTTATCTGAAGACTGTCCAAGAATCCGGTGATGCGCTCTACTTTGCTGGCTCCGGGTATTTCAATGTAGTGATAGCTACATTGTACAGTGTCTTTTGTTGGGCGAACAATGTAGCTTGCTTTACCCCACTCAAGAAGAATCTCCGTGTCAATTACCCAACGGCCGGTGTAAAGCATTTGAGAATCGACAATCTTGGTCATTCTCTTCTCATTGTTCTTGGTCTTACCGAACGTGTCTTCGTGGTATAGGTAGGTGTTCTCTCCGTTTTTTCTTGAGGTCTTGTACTTGCGATCAACTGTGATGTACTCAAAGCAAAAGGTTTCAACCGTCAATCCCCAATAGTTAGGGCGGTTTTCATTCTCTTTATGCCTCATCCAATAGTTGATGTCAGCGTGACTTTTGTAGTTGCTGTGGCTCTTGATAAGAGTCTTGATGTGCTTCTTGATGTAATCCGGGTGATAACCCTCGTCATACATAATGCTCTCGATTTCACCAAGAGTCAATTCTTCGCAGTGTCCAGCGTAAGGGATTTTACCGCTGGCTTCATCAACGTATCCGATGACGGACTTCTCAATGTCAATCCACTTTTCTTTGACTCTACCGGTGAACGGGTCAAAGTATTCCTTCATAAACGTACACCCGATATCCCATAAATCACTCCGGAGTTTTCGGGCAATGCTTTTCCAATCGCTGAATTGATGGATGCTTTTCGCAAGTTCCTCAAGGGCAATTTCATGTCCAAGCTTGAAGCCACCAACCATTTCATACATTTCAATGTCAACGTAATCTTCAATCTGAAACTTTGGCCGGTCTGCAGGAACACCGTTGTTCTTCTCCATCTTCTCCATCAACGGCATCATCTTACTCTTCAAGTATTCCCGGTACTTCTTCACTTGCTTTTTATCACGGCTTACCGGGTCAATGCTCTCTGCGTCGATTTCGTGATCAATTTCCTCAAGAAGACCTAGCATCAACTCCTTCAGCTTTGGCGCGATGCTGACGATACTGTAATCAACTTTGTGTTTGGCTTTTCTCAAGAACTCATTGACTCCACCTTCCTTGAGGTTAAACGCTTCTGCGATGTACGGTGTAATCGGCTGTCGCCCTGCGCTGTATGCGCGAAGAGTTCTGATTTGGGCTTTGCGACTTTGACCAATAACAGTCTTCTCATCAAGATACTGCGACCAAATTGCTTTCGCTACTTTTAAGCCCCATTGCGCATCCTTTTTAGATGGATCAATGAAGTCGTCCGGAAAATTGTTGATTGATCGAGTCATGTTATGTCGCCAAATATTTCACGAATATCGGTGTTTTGCATTTCTTCTTCAGTAGCCACACTCTCAAAGATGTCCGCTGCCAAAAGTGAATAACCTCCGGCTGTGAACAAATCGTAGTCCTTCATATCCTTCGGTCCTGGGATTTGCATACACTCTTCGATTATTTCTATGTGCCTTTCGTACTCTACAAATCGGTTGATGTATGTCATCCACAACTGAAAGATGTCTTGCTTTACCTTCTCGTTGGTGCTTCGTCCACTCATCGGACTTGTCCGACCTTGAGCGTCGGTGAAAAATAGCAAAAATCCAGCGAACCCCCATTCTTTGAACTTTTCGTCAATCAATGGTACGTTGACCTCCGGGAACATCATTGCACCCGTCATCACACACATCATCAACATATCCATGGCATAGGTGTCCTTGTCTTCTACCCGGTTGTTGTAGGTTATGCAGAATTTGTTGCTTACCCAAGTAGATGGGTCTGAAGATGGATTGTCCAATCGACTGTTGAATGGTTGATAGATTGCTCCGGCGCCATTCGACTTCCGGCCAAACTTTACTTGGTTGAACTTGAAAGGGTCTGCGCCAGCATATAGCTTGTTGTCTACTTTGGGGCCTTTGGCTTGAATGATAGGATCAAACTGAATCGTGTTCATTCTTGACCGGTCCGGAAGCCAGCTTGCTTTGAATTTCCCAAAGCTGTTGTCCACCAATCTCACTTGTGACTCTAAAGGTGTTCCATCCCAATCCAAGTCAAAGTGTCGGATACGAGGCGGAGTAATCCGGATTTCTTGGAGACGCTGGTTGAGTTTGTGTAAGTTGAACCCGCTGTCGCTGTTGTCTTCACGGAAGCTTTCTTTCCAAAACAACGGAGCCATTCTGATTTCATCGTTCAACTCTTCCCATTCTTCAGCTTCCTCAAGAGCTGCCCGCGTATCAAGTATGTGATCAAGACTTCCTTTGGTAATCATCTTGCCGTTGATACCGCGGACCGGTTCATCCGGTGTCCGTAGAACCGTGAATCCGTATTCATCCACAAATCCCTCAAGACCTTCGCTTGCCGGAATAAACACGTTCACAAGACCGCTGATTGTTTGGCCGTTCGCGTTTCTTTGGTCGTACATCGAAAGACGTGAAATCTCGTAAAACTCCTTACCTCCTTCGCCTTTCATTTTTTGAGTCGTCGATGTCAACCAAGCCCATCCAATGATTTCCTTTCCTTGACCTTGAGCCAAACATTTCTTGACGACTGACCAACGCTTTCTCACGTCGTAATTTGAGCCCTTTTCTTTCTTGCCTACCTCGTCATGGTGAATTGCGTGAAGTTTCTCACCGTCATACTGAATGTTACCGCTTGCCCGGTGATCCATCCAGCTTTGAATACCCAAGTCTTCTACAACTGCATTTCGCTTTTGGCTTGCCACTTGCATATTCAGACTCGACTTCGGTGTTGTACCGCCATCGTGTGTCGGCTTGAAGAAGAACCATAGCTTTTGCCATGGCTTGATCAATTTGTTGTCAAACACACTCTGACTGTCGGTATCCGACTTTGACTGAATCCCAGCGTATCTGTTGTAACCTTCAGTCACAATCAAATAGTTCCCGCATTGACTTCTAAAGGTGGCTCCGTCTCGACGACCTTTAGGGTAAGCTATACCGAAGTTCACACGCTCACCGACGTCAATCAAAAAGTATCCCTTTTTGTGGCGAAGCCCAGGGTACGGCTTCATTTCGTTTCGGTTGATTGCAGACTCGTTTTCTTTGTGAAGCTTGTTCTTGAACTTCTTCATGTCTACAAATGATCCGAAGTATCGTACTTGCTCTATCCCGTTTCTGACGTATCGAACTTCATAGTTGAACGGAGCCGTTGTCGTCTCATACAAGTAGAGTGATGCAGACCACCAAAGCAAATCTCGATATCGGAAGTCCGGAAGACCATCAACTCTTTTGTCGTTACCTACCGGCCATTGATTGAGGTAGAACCAATACCAGCGGTTGATGTAATACGGCTTTCCCTTGATGTAGAACCACCGGCCGTTGTACCGGTAGTGAATCATTCGCTTAATCCACTTGATTTCCTCAATCCAGTCCTTTCTCTTGATCTCAAGGTACTCGTAGATTTGGTCTGGACTTACGCTGTCGTCTTCCTTGATTTCAAAATACCTCCGGACGTGCTTCACAATTTGCTGAAGACGCTTTGGCATTTTCTCGTGAAAGAACTTCTGATCTTTAGGGTGTTTCCCGTAGTTAGCAATCTTGGTTTTGTCGGCCGGTGGCTTCGGTACCGGAACCTTTATCACCGGAAGGTCCGGATCTTGATCGTGCAAAATCAAATACTTGTCTGCCTCTTCGTACAGATGATCAAACTGTTCTGCCATCACTCACCTATTTCTGAAAACACAGACTTATTCTGCTGAAACGCCTTGATGTGCTCTTCCGGCCGGATACCCAAACTTTCTTCTTGAAGAATTGCAAACACCATTTCGCGCTCGGCATCCGACATTTCACCACCGTTGATACGGTCTTGAAGTCCGTCGATTTCATTCTTCAGCTTGATTGCATCTTTAGTCTTGTCGTGCTGACCATTCTCAATCAACTCAAGAGTTTTGTAGTAGCTGTTCTGAAGAGTATTGAGCAACGCCCAATCGTTGTTGTTTTGAACGTACAGCATCCGGATCTTGCACCGGTTCACGTAGTCGCTACCTTGAATGATCTCTTGAACCCACTCCGGTATCCCACCTGGACGTTTGACCAGCTTGGCCAACTCCGCTGCTTCTTTTTGTCTATCTCGAAGACTTTGTATGTTCTTGAGTGGGCTTTCCTTGTCAACGAGGTATGCCAAGTAGACAAACATCCGCTTCAAACTCATACCGGGGCTTGCTCCGGTCATGTCTTCAAACTCTGACCGGTAAGGAGCCAAGCTTGGATTGAGTTCAAACAGATCCCAAGCCGTATCTACTTCTTGAATTTTGAATCGCATACTCAAAGATAATCGAAAACCCCCGCAACAAACACCAGGTTTGGAGACGGGGGTAATCAACGATGTTCTTACTTGACTTGAAAGAACTTGACTTGCGTGGCTAAACTACGAAGAATTTTGAATCGACTGAGAATGTTTTGTCACCTTCTTTCAAAAAGTGATGGATTTTCCACGGGCACTTGTTCCGGATAATCAAAACGCGATCAACTCCACGTTGCATAAACTCTTCTCTTTTGGAAACGCATTTTTCAAGTTGCAAATCTGTGTCTCCGGCTCTGTCCAACTCGACGTGACTAACAATGCAGTTTTTATGAAAAGCAATTGCTAGGTGTGGAGTCTGTGATTCATTGATGATACGGTTGACGTGGCGCATCATTCTTCGGTAATCTGGCAAACCTTGAGTGTCATAAAACTCTGACAACATCTTGACGTGCTTGGCAAGTGTTTCGGCAGGATAGATTTCCTTTAGTGAGTCCGATACGAAACGCTTCGCGCTGTTGATGGTATTGACAGCAGACATATACTTCTCTTTCCACGCCAGCGATTGTTCCTCGACATCAAGATACGCTTGCTTCATCGCTGCAATTTGATCTTGATGTTGTTTCAAGGTGTCGGCCATGGCTTCTTCTTTTTTCTTGAGCTCTTTCTTCAATTCCTCTTTTTGGGCATTTCGGATTATAGACTCTTCTCGCGCAGAATTATACTTTCTTTCAACTGCACCTTTCGCAAGATGACAGTTGTTGAGTTGATTCTTCACGTTAGCCAAATGTGATTCGTATCCGTCTTGAACTCTAGAAATAGCTTCCAGTCTTCGTTTTCGTTCAATCTTGATTACAGCAATTACGACCAAGATCATAATTACAAGCATTGCGAAGATTGCTTCGACAATGTTTCCGGTTCCCGTATTGGGTAGCAATAAATAATTCATATCGGTTTGTTTTGATTGGAATTTCGCAAAAAAAAAGTTTCGTCACTCTTTAACAGTATAGAATGTGATTTGCTTTTGTTATCCCAAGCGAGGGGAGGTCAGCAAAACTCAAGTCAAACCCTCCCCCTCCCCTGGCAGAAGATTTGACTCGAACTTCGCTGACCTAGATGCGTTTGCTTCCGTTAGAGCCCGCGCTTCGGGTATGGCTCAAGGTGGCATTACAAGTCGTAGAAGAATACCGGCCTCGATTTAACAGCGGATTATTTTACCCTCCCTCGTTCTTGAGGGAGCAGGAAGACTGTTTCAACTTCCGGAGCCCACGGTTTGATAGCGGTGTATAAGGGCTGTAGCCCACCGCACATCTTGATTTCAACTTGTATTTCGGGATTGGTTCGTTTCCATGGGTCATTATTTCAGAGCAATTCTAGACTTTTTTCTTGAATCAAGCAAGCATTTGTCTAAAAATGCTTTTCTTTGGAATCATTAGAAACCCGTCGCGGTTTCATTCGTTTCTTATTATTTCTCCCGCCATGACAAAGGTTGTGGCGGGTTTTTTTTTACCAGCTTTCTTCTACCGGCTCCGGAACAGTTACCGCCACAAATCTTCTTTGCGTGACGTGGTACTGTTTCTTCAGATGAGCATGGAACTCCACCTCAAGAGGGAACAGATAGTTCTTGTTCCGCAGATAAACGATATCTCCGGCTTCAACCGGATAATCGTCGAATTTTCCATGGTAGTATTTGTTCACCGGCTTTCCGACGCGGAGCACTCGCATCTGTTGCTGCAAATGCTTTCTGTGTCCAACAACTTCTCCGTGGGCGTCAACACCAAGCGTCAAACCTCCGGACTCAAAGTTGCTACGCTCAATGAGCTCACCAACTATGTATCCGTTTACCGGAATGATGTCTTCTCCGTCGATTTTGCATTGGATGCTACTGTAGCGAACAAAGCAGTACGTCACACCGGGATCATCTTCTACGATGACGATACGGTTGTCAGTCTCCTTCACCATTTCTTTGTCGCGGTATCCGCCCAGGGCTTGAACCACGTCCAAGTAGTACAACACAACTTCATCACCTGACTCTACCTCACAATCTGTGGCCCACTCCGAAGCCCCACCTTTTCCTATCTCTGAAGGAGCAACGACCACCTCTCCGTACACCGGTGCGTGAACCTCTTGGTTGCCGATGTTGATTGGAACGAAAATCTTGATTTCGTTCAACCCTCCCTTGTTAAGTATGATTTCGTCGTTGGCTCTGGTCAGCTTCACCAACACAAAGTTCAACGGAATCTCAAGGTTCTCTAGTTCAGCTTTGGTTACTGTGATCATACCGCACGAAGTTTTTGTTCTTCACCGCTGTCGTCGTCTTCGTCGTCAACCTTAATTGTCGCGCCACCAAACAAAGTGAGTTGATGTTCTTCGCTGTGCTGGCTCAAAAACTTGATCAACTCTTTCTTGACATCCGTTACCCTCCGGTCAAGTTCGGCTTCATAGCCCAGGTCAACACCGTCGATGTAGTAGATTGGATGGCTCTTGAGTGTGTGGCTTTGACCGTGCTTGTTTCTCAAGGATCCGGATACGATACAGAACACTCCGGTCTTGTCTGTGCCAAACTCAATTGACTCAAGGTTGAATCGGCTATTGATTTTCTCGTAGTGATCATTGATCACATTCTCAAGCTGGGTAAACCCTCTTTGTTGCTGGCTGTTCATTTCGCCAAACTCGTAGTCAATTGACAAAAAGTTGAAACCAAAGATGTCTACTGCAAGTGCACTCACAGAGTTCCAGGCCTTGAGCAAATTGGCTGAAGGCGCAATGTTGCTGTACTTCATCGGTGAAACCACCTTTGAAACCATTTCGTCGCTTAGGACTTCCTCTGAAACCGTGGCTTTGATGGAGCCGGGCTTCATTTGAATTTTCTCAATAATCATAGTGTTGGATTTTGACTGCAAGTTAGTGTTTCGCTATTTTGCATCAAATTAACGATATGGACTTGTTTTCTTACGTCAACGCATTTGGTATGCAGAATTGTGTATCAGATGATGACTACCAATTTATTTACGGTGACACAGATACCGGAGTGGCTTGCCTCACAATGCAAGGTGAGCCCATCTTCAGAATTGACTTGGATCCGGAACCACAATCACAAGAAATCATCACGACAGCGGTGAAGAGAATCATCGCGGTTGTTGATGACGTTGAAGACTTGTACAAGGTACCTTCTACAAAAGACATGGTGGCGCAGTACGACGTAGACTTCACTCAAAAACTGATGAGTCTTCTCGTTGCCCTCACTTCTTCTGAAGAAGAGATACTGCAGTCTATGATCAAGAAGAACCCAAGCTTGTTCCTCTTGATGAAAACCCTCGACTTGACGACAATAAAAAACCCCGCGAGTTAATCGCAGGGTTTTCTCCTTCCTATGGCATGATCAAACCTAGCATTGTTTGATCGGATCGAATCCAGGGCAAAAGTCTTTATGGCACTTTGTCGATACTGCACAACGGCTACTATACAGCCAATTTGCCGGCTCGTGCCAATTTACCGAGGTTACGGAAAATTCGATGTCGTTGTAATTGATTTCCGCCCAAATGGTTTTGGATCGGTGTTGCGCGAAGTACACTTCAGCGCTTGAATCAATTGCGTATGCGTCATCACAATCGACGACATCATACACTACAACAACATCATCGGGTGGTGCTTTAGTGTCAACTGCATACGCTGTCTGACCTACTGCGAACACCACCAAAATCGCTACAAGAACTTTGAAAAAAGTTTTCATTGAAATGATTGATTGATGATTATTTATTGAATCCAATAATAGTCGATTTAGTGCAAAACACAAAGGATGTCGTCAGCTTTAATCATTGCAAGCTGCTCTCCGTTATGCTCAATCGCATACATTGTACGCTTGATGAAGTGCACTCGATCTCCTTTACTGAAAGAATCGACGCCACTACTGAAGACAACTCCGGTTGTCGCTTCTTCTTTAGCTGCATCCGGAATGTAGATACCGCCAGCGGTTTTTGACTCTACCTTATCCGGCTTAATGATTACGTTGTCATTGAGTGCTTTCATACCGTGTGTTCTTTGATTGCGTTAATGATTTCTTGGTCTACTTTCTTCATCTTCAGCAAGAGAATAGCCCGCTTCTTGAACATTTCAAAGCCGTCCTTGTACCCGGCTTCGTATCCGGTTTCATAGTCTCCGCCACCAGGGATACCAGTTTGGAACTCTTCTACCTCGTCTTCAATCCGGCCGTCTTCAGTTGCTTTGTGACGACGATGGCCAACTGACTGCGCTGGGCTTACTTCCGGTTGCTTCTCTTGCTCACGACGCTTGCGTTCTGCCTCTGCTTCCGCCTCTTCTTGGCGACGCTTTTCAAAGAGCTCATCCTTCTGTTTCTTGAGCAACTGGTCCGACTCACCGTTCTTCACCCACTCTTCAATCTTCTCGTCGTATTCGTTCTTGAAATCATCAAAGCTGATGATGAAGTTACCGTCGGCAGAAATCCATTGGTTCGCTCCTTCAATGTACCCGGCATCCTCCATGCGCTTCTTGCGCTCCTGCTCCCGCTTCTTTTTCTCCGCTTCCTTCCAATTCTCATGGCGCGCCATTTCAGCCCTCAAGGAATCTTCAGTCGGTGTAAGGGCTGTCTTCACCGCATTTTCGGTGTCAACAATCCTTTTCCGGATAGCGTTGATAGGATCCTTAACCGTCTTCAGCCACTTGGTGGTCTCAAGTCGTTTGTTCCGGACTTCCTGCCACTTCTCTTTGATGGCCTCGTATTCCTCGACATCATCTACTTTGGTAAGAGTAAGCCCCTTGTACTCTTGAAGCTTTTTGATTTCCTCGTCGTTTGTGATCTTCTTGAGACCACTTGCTACTTTCAATTCCCACGATGTAGGAATCAAACTTTTTTCTTCTGCCATTGTCATTTCATTGTGTCGGGGTTTCTCCACCACCGACGGTTAATAGGTGTTGAATTATTTTTCGTTGATTTGAACGTCTCGATACTGTCTAAAGGTTTCCTTGACTCAAGGTATGTCTTGATCAATTCATTTTTGCTATTCCTATCCAGCTTATCCACGCCTACAAGGTAAGAAGATATCAAACCGTTGCGTCAAAGGCCGTCTCTTTGAGCCAATCACCGTTTCTTGAGTAGGCCATCATTTCGTTGTAGATACGCTGGTAGTAAACAAGCATATACACCAACTCATCGTTGTCCGGCTCCGCGTCTATGTACTTCTCAAGCTTTCTGATGTAGTTGTGCGCATGGGATCTCACTAAGATTGCTTTTGCAACATTCATTTCATCAAGAATACCCAATGCTCCGACGGAGTTCCCAATCACCACCAGCTTGTACCGGCAGATGCACTTCTTTTCCTTGCAACGGTGATGGGTGTGACTTGTCCATGCCCGCGGATACTTCAGAAGAGGTAATCCACTCAAGACGCTACGAAACAGTCCTTTCTGATACCGGCATATTTTCACCGAGTCCACCTTTCGTGAACTGCCAAAGATGACTTCGCAAGTCTCACCCTCAAGAGGTTGATCTTCTTCAAAGTCAAACCAATACCGACCTAAGCTATCCTTTAGCATCCTTTTCCTCTTCAAATTTCTTGGCCATCACATACTCCAACGTCTCCACTTCACGGACGCGAAGACCGGCCGTATCTATGAAGGCAATTTTGTATCCGAGACGACCATACGCTCTTGCAACTTGCTCAAACGATACTTGAGTGTTGTTGTTGATCTGTCCAAGAACTGAACTGTGAAGCATACCCAAAGACCGGTAAAACGGGGCTTTCTTCTCCCGCTTCAACGTCAGCAACTTCTCAATGTGACGCATTTCATTGGCGCCTAGGTTGAGATCGTTGACCTTGAGCAATCGACAGTATTGCCGGTGCAACTTCGGACTTCTGATTTCTTTGTCGAGGTACTTACCATAGGTGGCCCTGGTGATACCCAAATTGTTCAGAATGAACTCAAGACTCACCTTGTTCTCTTCCCGAATCTTCTCCAACTCCTTCCACGTCGGAGAACCTTGTTTTGATTTCGTCGGCATACTCTACCATTTGTTTGTAGTCCATAGACGAAATGAACTTGACAATCGTTTCGTAGCTGTTCCATACAGCAGCCACGGCATCGCTGTCAAACTCATTGAGGTCTTGAACCGTTTTGTTAAACTTCCGATTTGTTGCGTGGAGCAAGCGTTTTGCGCTTGTCTTGATTTCGCCACTCCACATATTCGTATCCTTGAGGTCGTCAATGTCGTCCTTCATACATTGACTTAGCAACGCCAAGCGCACAATGCACTCGCGTTGTTTCTGATGATCACTCATTACACTACGTTTTTCTCGGTGAGCTCCGCAACATCCTGGTACAGCTTGTCGCAACCGCTGAACCAATTACGGCCATACTTGTCTTCCATCATCTTGTTCCATTCTACTTTGCGTTGATAGCGAATAGTTTCCTCGAATGAGACGTTACGCATGAACAATAGACAAAACTGACGCATTGAAATCGGCTTTTGGTAACTTCTTTTACCGGACGGATCCTTGACTGCCTCCAAAACCGTTTCACCGTTTAGTGATCGGTAATCCTTACCGTTGATAGTAACGGCAACGTGAAATCTGATACAGTCAAAAGCCGTATCTAGCTTGATTGTTTCCATTGAAATAGATGTTTTCGATTGAGCCCGCAATCTACATCTATTCGGCAACCTTGCAAAATTCTTTAAGGGTTTATTTTGACTGAAGACGTGTCCAGCTTTAGCGACGCAAGGACTTCTTCAAGCGTCATTTCCCTGCCGTGAACAGTTTTTCCTATTTGCTGTTCAGTTTTGAAGTGAAACTTGCCAGCCATTTTCTTCACGAATAAAGCAATGGTTGAGCACTCTTCTTCAGTTGCATCCGGGAAATGCTTTCGCACATATTCTGATCGTGTCATAATCTGTCTCCATTTGAGAAGCGAACAGTCCACTCGTCGCTTTCGTTTTCAAAGCTTTCTCTTTTGCTTAATTGCGCCCACTTGTCTACCGGGATCCGGAAGTAGATGACCTCATTTGTTGAATAGAACTCGTATCCTTTGCCGATGACGGCACTACCGCCCCGCTTCCGTTTCTTGTTCTTGAGCACATACCCTTCCGCGTTTTCAACCACAATGTACGAACGTCGTATCACCAACGTCACATTGCTTCTGTCGTGTTTGTGGCTCAACGGTTGGATGCGCTCAAGGTTTGGGTTTGCTTCGTCGATGCTTTTACCCAGCACCGCGTTCTTGGCCAACCGGTCCGCGTATTCATTCCACACATTGCCGTTGTGACCACGAACCCATTGCATATTGTAGTTCGGGTTGAGATACGGTATCGCCTCTGACCACAACTCAAGATGAGACAGAATCCTTCCGTTTCGAGTCTTGTACTGATTGCGTTGGTAGCTACCGTCCTGCAGCCCCTTGAAATGAGACATCACGTTCTTGCTGTCGGTGAGCAACAAGCAATGACTGATCTTTTCTTCAGACAAAAACTTTAGTGCCCCAATCAATGCGTGAATCTCCGATTGATACGCGGTGCCGATACCGGCTTTCCATGATCGAGCATACTTGACATCATTACCTTCTACGTAGATAAATGCAGCACCCATCACTCCCTTCCTGGTAGGCATTGCACTACCATCAACGTATGCTCTACACCTCATTTTTGAATACGCTCTCGAAGAATATGATTGGCAATCTGTAGACCTTCGTTCAAGCTTACTGAAATGCTATCCCAATGTATCACACTAAGCTTTGACACCGGGAAGTGTGCTTCCTTCAGTTCTGTGATTTCTTGAACAAGCGCCTTGTCTTCTTCAAGGGCCTTGATGTAAACGATTGAACCTCTCTTGGTTCGGGCATAATCTCCTGGATTCATGTATTGTGTTTTGCCCGAAATTACACAAGATTAGGTAAATAGGCACGTCTGACTGCAACAATCGGAGTTTGTGCATTGAGCATCAAGAACTTCCTTTTTGCTCTGAAGAAGCTTTTTGATTTCGTGCATCCGGTTAATTCCGTTGTTCTCGTCCTCAAGATACTCTTCAAACCGCTGCAACAAATCATTGATCTTTCTGTTCTTGCAGTCTTTTGGCTGATCACCCAACCACTTGTGCTGAATTGTCTTGGCTCCAATCCAAGTCAATGTGAACAGACTTCCAGATGCGATTTGCAACTTGTGAGCAAGCCCCGATTTGATCACGACGTATTCACCTTCGTTGAGAACTCTTGAGAAGTCTGGTGTATCCACCTTTACCCTACCCTGCAAAACCAACAAGTGCTCATCGCAGTTGTGAATATGACCAGGAAATACGCTGTCTTGTATGCCACGGTACATCGCGGACACCGCATTGGTTCCGTCCGGTAACTTCACGCCTCTGATCAAGTCGTGGCCACCGTCAAAGCTTGGCATCCAATCTTCCGGTAGGTTGTCTACCACCATATCTTGTGGCTCCCCCTTGAGGAATAGGTAGTTCTGAAGACGCAAATTACTTTGTTTGGCCTCTTGTTCAAGCTGGTCTATTGACTCCGATATAGTGTTCATAAACAGTAATTTAAGGCAATCATCCTTTCTTGTCAAGGTGTTCCTTCAATGATGTGATTGCATCGTTAATCGACTGGTTCATTTTGAGCAACCAAATTTCGCTGTTCTTGGCATCGTCTGAAAACTCGTTCTTTAGAAACTCCATGACGTGACCATTTGATTTCAATTGCTCCCGAAGCATTGCTTCGTACCGAACCATCATTTCTTTGTACTCAAGGTCTTTCTCTTCAATCTTCTTCCGCTTCGCGTTGTTCGATTCTTCCAATGCCTTGATGGTATTGGCCAAACTCTTGTTCTTTTCTTTCTGCTCCTTTTGGTATTGCTTGAAGAGAAACACTATCAGAACAGCCATAATGACAAAGACTAGCCCCATTTCAGCTAGTCTACCCAATAGGTCTGATGACTGTTCTATCTGCTGTATAGTTTCCATTGTCCTACCCGGCAAAGTTGCGACATAGATGGAGCCAAACAATACCAAATTCAAATCGTTCTCCACACTCAAGATTTCATTATCATCAAATTCTTTGTGCATTGTGATATTTTTGTATGTTTGCCTCAAATCAACGATGATGAACTTGATACTACACAAAGCCGGACTCCCAATTGACCTTGCAGTTTCTTTAGTGGAGAAGACGACCGGCATCACCGTCAACCGACACCCGGACGATCACCTTTGCCAAGCCATCTACATCGGCAAGAAGTCGGCTTTCTTGATCAACAACCCAAGCAAATACGGAAGCGATTACCAGCACCTAACTGTATCAGAGTACAAGAAGAGATATCACAAGGCCTCATAGCTCAACCGGATAGAGCACCCGCCTTCTAAGCGGGCGGTTCCGGGTTCGATTCCCGGTGGGGTCTCTAATCAATCAATACCACTATGAACTACGAAGTAAAAAAAGACAGCACCGGTGAGTGGCGGTGGCAAGTGAAAGCTGCCAACCACGAAATCATTGCTGCATCAACTGAAGGTTACAAGAACAAGGCCGACGCAGAGCAGAACTTCCAAACTGTGATCACCTTGAGTAAGCACTTTGGAACGGTTAAGCGCACCGGCTTGAACTTTGGCGAAGCACTTGATGCACTTAAGAACGGCCAAGAAGTTGCTCGTAAAGGTTGGAAAGGAAAAGGTATGTTCATCTTCTTGATGAAGAACCCGCTGTTCCCTATGCACCAAATCGACAGCCCAAGCTTTAAGCGCGATAACCCGGACCGCAAGTTCTGCACTACCAGGAACTTCTTGGCAATGCGCGACGCTCAAGGTGAAATCGTGCCGGGATGGTTGGCAAGCCAAACCGATATGCTGGCTGACGATTGGGAAGTAATTGAACCGAAATCATAATTCTTGAGACATGAACAATTGGAAGATGAAGGTTCACTACGGAACCAAAAAAATCAAAGCCAAATTGATGACGCGTGGAGAATACAACCTCTTGCGCGGATGGCAGACACCTAAAGACGAGGATCCTAAAGACGAAGGGTACTTGGTTGAATATCTTGACAGCCCGAATAAGGTGCACCCCGACTACGACAACTACATTTCGTGGAGCCCTAAAGACGTCTTTGAGTCAGCTTACAAGCAGTCCGGCTTCTTGACCTTTGGCCATGCAATCGAAGCAATGAAAGAAGGTCACAAAGTCGCTCGTAAAGGATGGAACGGAAAAGGAATGTACGCGGTGCTTATGCCTGGATACCCGAACGGTATCAAGGTGAACGAAGCCACTCAAAAAGTTCATGGACTTAAAGAGGGTGCTACCCTTGTTTTCCGTCCGTACTTCCAGCTTTACACAGCACAGAAAGACGTTGCAATGTGGTCTCCTTCCGGAAGCGATGCACTCGCTGAAGATTGGATGATCGTAGAGTAACCTTGAGATATTCACGAAGCTAAGTGTGTTGACTTCTATAGTCAGCATTGGTAGTAGTAAGTGTTAAGTAGCCACCGGGCGAAACGTCGTCCGGTGGTTTTAACGAACCAAATATCAGGCGTGTGGGTTGTCTGTGCGATTGCAAAAATACCTGATATTGTATGTTAGAAATTTTTATAGTGCGATGGCAAAAATTATAGATAAAGAAAGATTTGAGATAGGAATACACAAGTCTGGAAAAGTGTACTGGAAGCCTGAATGGTGTGTACATATTCATTGCTTCCATAAAGTTGAAAACGGAAGAGGGTTTAAGTACATCAACACATGGACTTACTACATTCCCACAACGATTCAGTTGTTTTGGTTAAAGTTCATCTTTTACATAAAGCTAAAACCAAAACTAATTAGCGGAGACAAGCCTATCAAGTACGTGGAGTTTGACAAAACACATCTTTCATTGATGGACTTGCCAGAAGGAAGTTGGAGCGATGGCTAATTGTTTTTAATCCCCCGTATAAGTACCGTTTCAATGACTCTTGGATAAATTTAAAAGCGCCTTTAGCTCAGTTGGTTAGAGCACCGGACTCATAATCCGTAGGTCGTAGGTTCAAGCCCTACAAGGCGCACAAGAAACTCAAGAAAAAATGCCACGAAGAAGAAAACGATTCAACAGCGAAAAAAGCGCAAAAGCTTTCGCTCAAAGCGTCAACGGTCAAGTCAACGACTTACGGCATCTTGAGAACGCCAAAAGCCCGTTCACAGTCACCTACACCCCAACAGACAAGACAAGAGCTCACTTCATTGAGCAAGATTGGTGCCCGGAGGAAGGAAGAGACTTTGGGTGGCCGAACAGCTTTTGGAAATGACTCAAGAAATCATCTTACACTACCTTTAGAGAATGAAACCTACAATCAACCACGGATCTCTATTTTCCGGACTTGGAGGGTTTGACCTTGCAGCGCAAAAAGTAGGATGGAACAACGTCTTCCATTGTGAGTGGGAACCATTCCCGCGACAAATTCTTCAGTACTATTGGCCTCAAACCAAATCATACACAGATGTCAAAGAAACCAGCTTCAAAGCGTGGAGACACGTTCCAAACCTCGTTATTTCCGGTGGATTCCCATGCCAACCATTCTCCGCAGCAGGAAAACGGCAAGGCACTATCGACGGCCGATATCTCTGGCCGGAAATGCTACGAGCAATACGGGAGTCTAAGCCCGTTGCCGTGGTTGCTGAAAACGTTGCTGGTCTACTCACAATGGGAGAACGAGAGGTGTTTGCTCAGGTGGACAGTAGAAACAATATCCGATACACGGACTACGACCACTATGAGGCAATATACACACGACAAGAGGAAATGCTACTCAAGAACATTATTGAAGACCTTGAGAAAGAAGGATACTCCGTCCAAACACTTGTTATTCCGGCTGCGGGTGTTGGCGCCCCGCACAAAAGAGAAAGAATTTGGATTGTTGCTTACTCCAACGAGCGTGATGACAGACGAACCACCGGAGAAGATGCGAGCGAGGGCAGCAAAGAACGGCTATCAGAACGGCACGAAATACGGCAGTCTGCTAAGTCAGGTGAAGTACAGCGCAATGCTTCCGGCCCCAACAACAGACAGCAAAAGCAATCGGAAAAACAATTACAAGCAAGGAGGAACACCTTTAACGGTGGCAATATCGGGTATGCTTCCGACACCAGCAGCACAGAACTACAAGGGAGCATCAAGCAAGGAAGCACTAAAGAAACGGGGGCGACTGAAAATAAAAGCCGACAATCTTCCGGATCAATTTGCAGTCAGTGGCAGAAGTTCCCAACTCAACCCCCGATTTGTGGCGGAAATGATGGGCTTCCCTCCGAATTGGACGGAATTACCTTTTCAAAGTGGAGGTCTGAATCTCTCAAAGGATACGGAAACGCAGTAGTTCCTCAAATACCGGAACGCCTATTCACAGCAATCGAACTCAAGATTTATGAAGACTATTGAAAGGTAAAAAGCACTACGATTAAAATACATTTGACGATGAACGAAAAAGACTTGCAAGCACGAATTGCTTGGCACATCATGCACAAGCAGAAGCACGAAATGCTCACATTCAACATAGCATGGATACTCCCCTTTGAGTGTGACGTAGCTTCAATCGACACTAAAGGTTGGCTACACGAATACGAAATCAAAGTCACCGCTGCCGACTTCCGGAAGGACTTTGACAAATCCTTTAGTGGTTTTGATCGGAACGGCCAAGTGATAGAATACAACAAGCACGAACTTCTGCAGGATGGATTGGCCGTCAACAAAATCCCAAACCGGTTCAGCTTCGTTTGTCCGGATGGACTGATTGACCCTAAAGACGTGCCGGACTACGCTGGGTTATATTTTGTCAACGAATCCGGAGTCGTCAAGAAAATCCGTGCCGGAAAAATCATTCACAAGTTTGTGGATCCCGGACACGCCAAAGCCGTTGCAAGAAACGTATCTTTGAAGTACGCTTCATTGCACCGAAAGCTGTCTCTTGAGAAGCAAAATGTCCAGTTTATTTCGTAATTTGCTGGACATCAAATGACTTGAAATCAACGATATGAAGAAGCTTGCACTATTCCACCTCATACTGTTTTCACTTATAGGTGAAACGCTCTTGAGCCAAGAAGACATCTACCGAGTTCCCCAGCTTGAAACCGATCAGTACATCTACGGATACGACCCGGTTTACGGAAGCGCATACATCCGTCCGGCTGTCATTCTGCCGACGCAAGTTTACGGGCAACCGGTTCAAGTCAACATCATCATTCCATCTGAAGATTATCCTACTTGGATCATTACGGCTCCTTCAGTTACCACATATCCGGACCACATTCAAGAACGCCTCAACAGCGTTCTATACCCAAAGAAATTCAATGAAAACTTCCTTGAAAGAATCTATGACTGATGAAAATTCTTGTATTCGACGTTGAAACCAACGGAAAAGCTATCAACTTCAGAGCACCGATGACTCAAGTTGATAATTGGCCACGAGTAACACAGATTGCTTGGCTGACACACGACACAGAAACCAAAGAGGACTTCGAGTTCTCCACGCTTATCAAGCCCGATGGATGGACTGTACCAACGGCACAGTTCTTCATTGACAACAACATGAGCACGGAACGATGCGAAGCAGCCGGGATCCCGATGCCGGACGTTCTCAAACTCTTCTTTGATTGTCTTGAGCGATGTGATCTTCTCGTCGCGCACAACATGGCATTTGACTACAACGTGGTTGGTGCCGAAGCTATCCGGTACAAACTCAAGGCCAAGAAAAAGGTGGACCGGTATTGTACGATGCAGCACACGACCAACGTACTGAAGATACCTGGACGATACGGTGACTTCAAATGGCCAAAGCTGGAAGAAGCATACAAGCACTACTACGGAGAAATCTTTAGCGGAGCTCACGATGCACTTGTCGATGTCCGCGCTTGCCGTGACGTCTTCCTCAAGGTTTACAAAGAAGAATCAATCAAACAATAACGACATGAACGAAATTGCATTGTATCGAGGGAAGCGAACGGATAACGAGGAATGGGTTGAGGGTGGAGCTTGGTTTCCATTTGATAATGGAGAATGGAATGGAGAGGCATGGATAATCCAAACAACTGACATGGGGGACGTTCTGGCTTGCGACACAATAGAAGTCATCCCCTCCACCGTAGGTCAGTTTACTGGGATGAAGGATAAGAACAAGGTGAAGACATTTAAAGGAGATCTTGTCTATTGGCCTCATTTAGGTAAAGAAGTTTATGTCGTGTATTACAACGAGGAAGAGTGTCAATTTCTTGCAAAGCCGATAAATACCGAAGATAAAACAGAGTCCTACTTAGACTCTACACACATGGAAAGAATCGGCAATATCCACGACCAATGAAGTACCTATTCCTACTCATACCGTTCTACACGTTCGCTCAATGCCCTGGTGACAACTGCAATGATCCGCAAATCTTGAGTGCCCCCGCGACGAACGAAGTGGTATGCGCGGAAACAGTATGCAACGGTGATTGGCCGGTGTGGAACTGTACAGACGAACAAGATGGTGAGCCGGGATTGTGTTGGTCTCAAGAATACGACTACTTCATTCAGCTTCAAGTCGAGCAAGAAGGAGTGTACTACTTCCACTTGATGAGCAACTACCAAGCACCACCAACGGCTCCACCAGGAATAGACGGGGGTGTTCAGATGGCCATCTACAACAACGATGTCTGTGCGATATGGATGAGTCCGATAGCTATCACTCCTTGCTCCGGTGATCCCGGCAGTCAGAGCCAAGAGTATTTCATGGACGTATATCTTGAGCCGGACAACTACATCATTCAGATCGACGGCTTTGGTTTCAGCTATGGGTGCTCAACTTTGTGCGTCTACGGAAAGTTCTTCACAGACCTCGGAATCCCAGTTCACTACTACGAATTAAAGAAGAGTATTAACGAGTTCGATTTGATTGGACGTAGATATTGAGATTATGACTTATGAATTGAAAGCGCCGCTGTTTTTTGTTGGACAAACCGTAAACTTCCTACACCACAATAAAAATATGTTGGTCGGGAAAATAGTAAGGGTAGAAACTCACTACGGCAAAAAATCAGGTACGAAAAACCCTCACGGATATCACATATATGCTATTACTACACCAACAGCAAAAAAACGTAGTGTATGGATTGGGGAAGAGTATATTAGCGGTGTTGTAGGGCGGAACGAACCGTGCTTTTGCGAAAGAGAGCTTGTCACAACGGAAGATGGTAAATGCTTAAAAGGATGCTATTACAACGACAAGTAGCAAAAGCATTATCTGCAACTATCTCGCAACCCCTCCGCATAAAGTTTGACGCTGCGGGGCGCATGACCACTAAATAAACCAAACCCCGCTGATTCGGGGGTAAATGACAAGTATAATGAAGAAAAAGGAAGCACCATGAAAAAGTATAGACCGTCATCGGGACGCGAAGGAGAAGCATTTATGTCTTCTCATTGCTACCAATGCATCCATGAACGCTGGATTCATTTTCAAGACGAGGACAGAGACGAAGACAAGTGCGACATAATGAGCAGGTCTTTAGTCTATGAAATCGACGATCCGAGATACCCTAAAGAATGGGTAATCATCAACAACGAGCCGACTTGCCTTGAGTTCAAAAAATGGGATTGGGGTCAAGACGGTGACGCACGGGATCCGGATAACCCGAACGCACCTATCCCAGTGGCTCCGAACCAGCTTATGATGCCATTTGGTCCATGGGAACTTCTCGGTATCTCTGAAGACATTTTAATCACACCTTTAGCAATAGTTGAAAAATGAAAACACCACTACAGGAATTGATTGAGCGGCTTCAAGAGTTGCGTGAGAAGTTCGATACAACCGACGAGATTTTAGCGGTTCAACGGTGCATAAGAAAAGCGCATGAACTCCTACCCTACGAGCGGGAGCGGATTGAGGAGGCGTTCAATGCAGGAAGAGACTTTGGACACGCAATGGGAGTAGGAAGACCTACCTACGGTATGAAATTTAAAGACTACTACGAAACAACCTACGGAAATGAAAGCACGAGCGAATAAATACAGAAGCGACAAAAAGGTAGAGGGGAGTGTTTATTATTTAGACACCGACCTATACGAAGAGCCAAAAGGATATTACATTCTTGAGATAGTGAGGGGGTTCAAACTTTATCACCGAATTAACCCCACCACCATCGAGTACCAAATAGGCGACGAGTGGTTGAGTGAGGAGGAGATAGCAAGACGATGTAAAGCTAAGTGATATGTATAGAGACACAATTACCTACGCAACAAAGCAAGACAAGAAGGTATTTGCGAAAACAATGCTTATGAACTCTGATACACACGTTCATGAAATAAAGAATATCGTTATCAGCAAGCAAGCAGATTTCTATGGAGTTGTTAATCGCGAAACCCTTGCTCTTCATTGCTTCGATACAGAAAAGCAGTCAATTGATTTTGTTCTTGATTACTTTGGTTGGGTTGGAACTATTCAGTCGGAAGTGATTTTCAGTTAGTGACCGAAAAACCTACGGTAAAAATGAATAGAATGAAAGCATCTGATTTATTTGAACAGAAGTATGGCAACCGTTTATCTGAGAGCGAATCGTGGGTATTGAGGTTCGCTGAACAATACGCGAAGGAAGTGAACAAAGACCTTACAAGGCAACTGCGAATTAGCCACGATGTCAATGAAGCACGATGGGAAACGATTGAGAAGATGCGCTGCCAAGATCAAGAAATCTTGAGTGTACTACACGATGAGCCAATGACAAAGGAACAACGCCTTCGTTGTTTTGCAGAATCAATGCGTAAATGGAAAAACCTCCCAGAAGAGGAAAAACAAAAGTTTTGCGACGGCACAAAATCCTTTAACGACTATCTGTTGCTCGACCTATAATACCACATTATACCGATATGAAACACGAAGACATCATCAAAGCCCTTGTGATGCGCAAGGCAGAAAAGGACAACCAAATTGACCTTAACGCATACGAAAAAGGGATGCGGGATCTCTCTCAAGAAATCTTGAGGACCAATCCGGACAAAGGGCACTTGGTCATCATTCCTTCAGCTTTCACGGAGCCCGGAGTAATCAGAACCAGGTTTACCACCTATTACTCCAAGTGGCCGGGATGCGTAGTCGAACACAACACCGCTGAAGAATATGTCAACGAACTTAATCGACGGATTGATGCTTGGATGGAATTGCACAACTACATCCCTCAAAAACCTTTAGAGAATTGGAAAAACTCACTCGAAGCACGACCTCAAAACACAAAGCGATGACACGACAAGAGTTTATTGACAAGGTGTTTGTATCCGTTCTGAACGGTATGCACTCGAATAGCATAGATGTGAATCAGGGGATGCGACCGTATTGGCATTTAGAACCTCAAGAAAAGGTGAAATACGCTTACGAAGAGGCAGTTATAGCAGCCGACGAACGCGCTAAGCATTGCCCTTTTGATGATGACGAATCAGCCGACCCGAACAAACTACCCGACGAGTATTGGAAGGGTGCCCCTGAGTGGGCGAATTGGGCTGCGATGGATGAAGATGGCGATTGGTATTGGTTCGATAGGCAACCTAAAAAGCGGAAAGCAGTATGGATAGGACGTAATCGTGAGTATGACTTTCCCGCCCCACCCGTCCCAGACTGGACCAAATCATTAACTTATCGGCCAACCATGAAATAATCTTTAGAATGGAAAAGAAAGAAATCTACGAGCACGTCGGATCTGAAAACAGTTGGAATTACCGCTGCAGCCTCGAAGACTTTATTGACGAGCTCAATTACTACTTGACCGAGAAAGGTGCAACCCACGTTATCATCGAGGGTGTTTACGACGGTGGAGAAACAGAAGTGCACTTCGATTTTCAAAAGCGCCGGCTTGAAACCGACGAAGAGTTTGAGGCCCGCAAAAAGCGTACTGAAGAAAAAGAAGCAAGACTGTACGCTGAACTCAAGAAGAAATTTGAAGGAAACAATCAAGAGGCGCAGACAGAGAACATCGCAAAGGCAAGTTGGAGGCCACCGTCCAAAACCGGTGACGACAAAAGCAATTCTTGAGAAATGGTAAGGAAATGAAGAACCATCCATCAGAAAGAATCATCAAGAGAATTGATTCAAATACCAAAAATCAATGTGGAGTCTATTCGCAAGCATATCTTATGGACTGCGTAAAAGGCATGAAGCTATATCCTAATGGATACTTTGATTTGGCTGTTGTTGACCCTCCCTACGGAATCAATGAAAGCGGTAAAAACCACAAATCAAGACAAACCGCAGTCAAGCAAAAAAATGGATCCTTACTCAAAACGCCCTACGCTGATTACGTCAGAAAAGATTGGGATAAAAACCCTCCCGGCCAAGACTACTTTATTGAGCTTCGTCGAGTAGCAAAAAAATTAATCATTTTTGGAGCCAATCATTTCATTGACTCATTTCCATTTGAAAAAAATTCTCCGGGATGGATAGTTTGGGATAAAGTAAATACTGGTGATTTTGCAGACGTAGAAATGGCATGGACTGATTTTGATATGAGCGCGAAGCTTTTTCGGTATATGTGGAACGGAATGATGCAAGGCAAGTCTATTCAACAAGGACACATTCAGCAAGCGAATAAAAAACTGAACGAGAAACGTATCCATCCTACTCAAAAACCAGTCAAGCTGTACCAATGGATATTCCATAACTTTACAGAAAAAGGACAGAAAATTCTAGACACTCATCTAGGTTCTGGCTCATCACGTATCGCGGCAGACATGGTTGGGCTTGATTTTACCGGATTTGAAATTGATCAAGAGTACTTCAACGCTCATAACAAAAGATGGATTCAGTACAAATCACAACTTCGACTCACTTATTAACCAATCTTACCTCTGGCCATGTCGTGGGTCTTTACTAACTCAAGAAATTCAAAATGGAAAGAATCAAATGGAACAAAAGACACCACTCCGAACAAAAGTGGAGGGAAAAGCAGTACAATCGACCAAGGACTCCAAACGTAATCGTGAAATGGACGCGTTTGAGTTCTTCAAGCATTGCGTAGAACAGACACCAAAAGATGAAATTGATGCGCTTTGGGATGAACTGAACAATTCTCCAAATGATAAATCTCCCACCGTTCAAGAAGTTATCAGAACGTGGAACCCAACCTATCAAACACACAAGCGCTCAACAGTCAAATAATCTTTAGAACACATGAACATCGTATCATTCAGCGGTGGCGGATTCAAACTTATCCAACACCTCGCAGCATACAAAGCACTCAAGGAAGAGTTCGGAGAACTATCCGTGCACAACTCAAAGTACGCAGGAGTATCCAGCGGAGCAATCGCTGCCCTCATCTGTGCAAACCAAATGCACCAAGAAAAGTGGATCCTCGATCTCGCTACAAGCAGAAACCTTCCCAAGGTCGTTTTCGGGCCATGGCACAAAAGACCTATCAATAGCAAAGGAAAACTGTCCGTAGCTGCAATCACAAGAATCCTACTCGGATACGAATCAATCGGTGATCACACTCACCTCAAAACTCACCTACAGAAAATCGTCGCCAAGTCAAAACTACCAAGCCATTACAGAAATGCAGTCATGGCCGTGGCCGTAAACCCAGACTCCGGTGAACGAAGAATCTTTAGACACGACATCGACGGAATACTCGCTTCTTGCGCCATCCCAATCTATATGCCCCCTATCAAAGTAGGTGAAAACAAATACTTCGACGGTGGCATCAGAGACCATTCAGCAGCAGTCACAGTCCTGGAAAAAATACCGATGAGATCAAACAGCATCGTCTTCGACATCTACTCAAGACCCGAAAACCCAACACGATTCCTTGAGAACTACAGACACGGCATCACCGGCCACGCAAAAAGACTCATCGACATCACCACAACAGAAATCAGCTACAACGACCAAAACAGAGTCAAAGAAATCTGCAACAAATTCGGATACATCCACTTCCAGCTTTTCGCCCCAAGTATCCTTGAAGGTACTTTCGACACCGACCCCGTCAGACTCCAAGTAGCTTACCACCAAACATACTCCGATATCAAAAAGCAAATCAAAAATCATCCCGACATAAACCGCGTAAGTCAAATCATCAAATCTTCAGTGTAATGCACAACCCAGGAACAACAGACCTAAAGGCCTTAGCCACCCAAGCCGTAGAATTTATCAAGTCTTCAGTACAAGACCCGATAGAAGCATTGGAGCTCGTCAAAATCATTGAACATAACATTCGCCAAGAAATCAATGACGAAATCAACCGGCTCCATCAAGAAAAAGAAAAAGCACTCGCTGCAGCAGATCAAGCCCAAAACAAAATCAATTATCTTCAGAAAACCATCAACACCCAAAGCCATGGAATGGAAGAGTAAAATAGAGCCGGTCAAAAAAAACACGAAACCAATGATGGAAGAATTGAGAAACGTACTAGCAAATCACCAGCAACCTCAAACCAAAGGAATCGCTGATGATATCGCGCACAAGCTACTTCTCGAAACCGGAGACGTCGATGTAAAACATTATCAAGACGCCTTGAGTACCCTCGATCGAGCCAAAGAAATCGTCAAGAAAATCGCAGGAGAACGAATCAATTACCTCCAAGTCATACACAACGAAGCAAGGCAAAAAGCAGAGGAAACAGAGAAAGATATCAAAGGCCTTGAACAATTAATCAGCTCAGATCAAAAAACAACCCGACAAGATTAAACCCACGTCATCACAAAATCTTATACCTCACAGCCCGGACCAATCATCCGGGCTTTTTTATTGCCCCCCAAATAATAATCCCCGATACAATATCCCCCGCTATAATCACCCCGGCGCCAAGCCATATTCATACACGACGACAATAATATCAGCCCCAACACCCATAAAAGCCCCATTTATACCCCCATACACCCTCAAAACCCAATTCCGTTAACTTACATAAAACCAGCATCTTAGTCTCACCACGCCCCAAGGATAAACACCCCGATAAACTACCCAAACAATAATATCAGCCCCAAATACCATTTCCGGCCAAAATCGTGAGTGATCTCCGGTTTGCCTCATCCTTAGTATAGGGGGGCATCCATCCGTTTCCCCGTCCACTTTTGCGAACCCCACCCCCCTACTCCCACGCCCGCCACGCCCCGCACAGCACCACGGAACAAGCCCCGCCCGCCCCCGCACGGGAAAGCACACGCGACGCAATAGGGAGCACGAAAGGAAAGCGGGAAAGGTATCTTACACCGCCACACGGATAAAGCGTTGACGCCCTCGCATTGATACCACGACGACGGGAAAGGAAAGGAACCGCACACACCCACACGCGGACACACACCCACGCGGGCACGGATACGCGCACACACCTGCTGGCACGCGCGCCTGGATACGCGCGCCCAGGTCCGGGCACGTCAGCGCACACGCGCGCGGGCAGAACGCAGGACGAAGGAGAAATTTCAAGACCACGAGAAAAAAAACGCGCCCCCTTTCTTGTGTGTTGTCTTCCCTTTGTTGTGTACTCCTATTGTGATATTGGGTGTAATTGTGTGGCGCAGGATGTGACGCACTAAAGATATTCTAAGATTATTTTCTTTCTGTAACCCGCGCCAACAGCGGGAAAATGAAAAAACATTAAAAAATATTTGCATGATAAAAAAACTTTGCTCTATCTTTGTCGAGAACAACGACGGGAAACGCGCTTAGCACCCGTCTAACATTTACCACAATGCAAGTACAGTTTAACGACCGCGGAGATGTTTTTACCGCAGACACAGTGACCGCACAAGTTGCGAAGACTAAAGATACTTTTACCGATTGGTGGAAGCTTTATGCACTAAAACAAGAGGGAGACGTCGTCGCATACGTTGACGACATCCGCGACCGCAACGACTTTTTCTCACTCTTCAACAAAGGGTATCATTTCACCTACGAAAACCATTAAGCCATGAGAAATATTTTAGACACCGTATTCACCGCAGTCATTCTGTTTCTGCTATTCTTTTTTCTCACTAAAGGCATTATTGCCTTGATAGGATACAGCGCAGGCAGTGAATTTATGAAGACGTTCACCGACCCAATCGTGACCACCTTTGCCGTTATCGGTGGCCTCATTGGGGGAGTAGGCATCGTCTGCGAAGACGCAGACCAAAAAGCAAAAAAGTAAGAACCAACGCCCGCGCCCCGCGCGCGGGCACAATACCCCCTAAGCCATGGAAACAACTGTAAAACAGATTTGCGCTAATTGCATCGTAATTGATAACACGCGCGTAGTAAGCTACGAAACGCATGTAGCAGACATTGACCACGAAAATCGCACCGTAACCGCGCGCGGATATTGGAGCCGTACCACTTCGCGCCACATCAGTAAGACCGCAGACGCGTACGGCTACGAACTAAAGAAGTAAGAAGTAACAACCAACGCCCGCGCCCCGCGCGCGGGCACAACACACCGAAAAAATGGATGCAATACGCGAACAATTGGAGCACGTCGAGAAAGTTTCCAGTTATTACCACCTCAAGGAAACGCAAAAGCTTGATGAACTCTACAAAGAGACGTCAATGACCTTAGCTAGACTTGTTTCTCAAGGTCTGAAGAATGAAGAGAACGCAAGCGAGGAACTAGATGATTATATCAACCTTTTGTCGATGGCCTTACCTA